GTACGTGTACGCGAGCGGCTGCACCGCCCTCACCGAGCTCAAGGCCGATGCGGCGGAGTACGTGGACGCGCGCGGCTGCACCGCCCTCACCGAGCTCAAGGCCGATGCGGCGAAGACCGTGGACGCGCGCGGCTGCACCGCCCTCACCGAGCTCAAGGCCGATGCGGCGAAGACCGTGGACGCGCGCGGCTGCACCGCCCTCACCGAGCTCAAGGCTTCCAAAGCAAAAATAGAAAAAGGGAATGACTACGTTTTCGCGGGCGTCGATTCCCGCGGATATGTGTTCGAGGGTGTCGCAATCCGCGGCCAATGGCGAGTGCTCGCCGGCTGTCGAAATTTGTCCTTGCCCGACGCGCGCAGACATTGGGGGCCGGGCGGCAATAGTGACCGTCCTGATTGCTTGGCGCTGGTAGAGAAATGCGCGGCGTTCATTGAACGGCAGCGGGCGGCGGAATGAGGTATCTCCCCATGACCATCTACAAGCGCAGCGCCGACATGATCCCCGAAGGCATGGTCAAGATCGTCGTGAAGATACCGATCGGCCGCTACAACCGGCTCAAGGACCACGTCGATCAGTTCGGCATCACCATGTCCGCCTTCGCGCGTGCCGCGATCAGCGAGAAGCTCGCGGCGGACGGCATGCGGCTGGCCGCGGAAGCGGAGGCGGAATCGCAATGAAGCCGAAAGCGGTCAACCAAATCCCGAGCACCGTCACTGAAGTTGACCTTGCGACCGGCAAGGAGACGCACAAACCCATGGCCTGGAACGTGGTGCCTCCCGCGGCCAACAAGTGCCAAGTCTGTGCCGTGAAGCATGAACGGGGCGAGCCCCACAATGCGCAGTCGCTCTACTACCAGATGACGTTCAACGGCATGGTCGGCCGCGCGCCGACGTGGGCTGACGCAGTTGCGCATTGCGATGGTGCCGTGAAGCGCGCCTGGGAATCGGCCCTGCGAGAGAAGGGCGCGTGGACCGAGCCGCCGGACGGCGAAATGCCGGTACGGCACCACGGGGTGTGATCGGCATGACCAAGCTCGCCATCGCCCTCATCCTGGTCCTGCTGGCGCTCGGCGCCCCGGCCTTCACCTGGCATGTCGGATACGAGCAGGGCTCGGTCGCTTGCCTTCATCCGTTTCCGGACCGCGAGTAGGTCAAGCTCATGACCGCCGCCTCGCCGGACGCCACCGATCCCGTCGACGCCGCCTTTGTCGACGACCGGGAACTGCACCGGCGAATCAACCCCAAGATCGGCTGGGATCGCTTCCGCGCCACCGTCCGCGAGGCCGAGGATCGAGGTTTCCCCAGGATTCGCACGTTATGGGGCGGGAGATACTGGCCCGCGGTGAAGGCTTGGCTGGACAACGACAATGGGGTCCGAAACGATGGCTATGTCGGCGACACCCAGGACGGCCCGGAGCATTTCGATGCCACCGAGGGGCAAGAGGCCAGGCTTCAAGATAGGCCGCACCCTGCGGGACGGCACGCGCCTGCCCTACTGGATCGCCGGGAACGTCGTGCGTAATCTCGCCGGATTTCCCGACCGCTGCATTGCGCTGCCCGTCGACGCCGACGAGGCGACAATCGATCTCTTGTGCCACCAGCATACCGCGAGGCTTCTTGCTTGGCTGGAAACACACCGTGAGAACGCCGAGAAACCCGCCCCGCGCGCGCTCTACGACGGGACGATCGGCAGCTTGTGCCGGCTCTACCAACAACATCCCGAATCGCCGTTCCGCGACGTAAAACGCAATACCCAAAAAACATATACTGACAGCCTGAAAGTCATCGAGGCGACCGTCGCGGCGCGACTTGTGCGCAACGTGACGACACTCGACGTGCGGCGTTGGTATCGCTCGTGGAAGGCACCGAAGGCCGAAGGGGCCCGCGAGCGCATCGACCGCGCCCATGACGCGGTGTCGATGTTTCGCACGGTACTCCGCTTCGGGGCGGCGCTGCGACTCAAGGAATGCGGGGCGCTCGATCGCGAGCTCGCGATGATCCGGTTCGAGCGCGGCGGCGCCCGCGAGCAGCAGATGACCTTCGCCCAGGCGACGGCGTTCGTGCGCAAGGCGCTCGAACTCGGGGCCTCCGGAGCGGTCCCCTCGGATCGGGCACGCGCGATGGCGATCGGGGTCGCCGCGCAATTCGACCTTCTGCTGCGCCAGAAGGACATCATCGGAGAATGGGCGCCGCGGCAGCCCGACGTGGCCGGTGCGATCTACAGCGGCAAGGAAATGTGGACCGGCCGCTTTCGCTGGGACAATCTTCCCGGCTGGCGCCTGCGTTTAAAGACTTCGAAGACGCGCAGCGCCATCGAGTTCGACCTCACCAATTATTCGCTGTTGTTTCCGCTCCTAGAGGCGGTGCCCCACGCCGAGCGCCTCGGTGCCATCGTCATCGGCGAACACGGCCTCCCGATCCGGGAGCGCAGCTACCGCAAATGGTTCCGCCAGATCGCCCGCGCTACCGGCATTCCGGACGAGGTGTGGCTGATGGACAGCCGCGCCGGCGGCGCCACCGAGGCCGACGAGGCGGGCGCCGATCTTAAGGCGATCTCCGATCACCTGACGCACAGCGAGACGCGCATGACGGTGCGCTACATCCGCAACGTCAAAGGACGGACCAAGGAGGTTGCGGACGCCCGGAACAAGAAGCGTGCGGCGGACGCGGAGGAGTGATGGAACGGAGCAAAAACGATTCTGACGGGCGGGCGCATTTTTCTAGTCAGAATCGCTGTCAGAATCACCGCGTCAAAAAATTGGAGATTCTCGGTGACGAATCAAACCGTTGATGCCGCTTTTGGGAAGTGGTCGGGGCAGCAGGATTTGAACCTGCGACAACCTCAACGATTTCAATGGCTGATTCTGACCGGGGGCCTTATAGCCCGCCCGCGCCCCGGCTGTAAGCCCCCTGTGATTCTGATTTGGGGGCGCCCATGAGCGTCTCCCGCTACCCCCTCGCCTGGCCGGCCGGCTGGCCCCGCGGCATGCGCGGCGGCTCCCGCACGGCCAACTTCAAGGTCGAGCTGATCGGTGCGCGGGACGAGGCGCTGAAGGGAGTGGCGGCGTGAGCGGCAAACCCTGGACCGTCGAGCGCAAGGCCGCCTTCAGCTTGGCCATGCGCAAGCGTTGGCGCGGCGGCGTCTATGCCAGGCGATCGCCCGCCAGGATCGATACCGCCGAACGGGCCGCCCGCTCGGCCCGCATGAAGACGCTCAACATGCGCATGCGCGACGACGGGGCGCTCAAACGCAAGTGCGTCCGCGGCCAGAAGCGGGTCCGCCGATCGCCGGCCTATCGCGCCGTCCAGGCCGCCGTCATGACCGACCTGATGCGGTCCCCGGAGATGCGCCGGATGGCGCGGTTCCACTGCGTGAAGATCAACAAGAGGCCGAAGACGCGGCGGCGGCAGTGGGCTGGGCGGCGGCGGAAAGCGAGGACGAGGTGCGCCACGAAACCCGCGTCGAATTGAAGGCCCTGGCCAACGCCATCGCCGACGAGTTGCTCGCCGCCCTCAAAGCCCGAACCATCCCCAAGATCGGCATCGACGAGATTCGGGCGGCGATCGCGGCAAAGCTCGCCGACCGTCGCTTCGAGCGCGCCCTCGAGGGCGATCCGCACCTGGGCTTCCGCGATGCCGTCGGCGCGCTCGAGGAGTTCACGACCCGGCGCGTCGTGGAGAAGGTCTGACCATGAAAGCCCTCACGATCTGGCAGCCCTGGGCATCCCTGATCATGGTCGGCGCCAAGACGCCCGCCGAGGACATCGCCGAATACATGGCTGACACTGCCCGCGTCGCCCTCTCGGCCCAGCGGGGGTTGGACCCAGCATGAACCCCACCACCCGCTACTTCCGATGGCTGCGGCGCTTCGCGATCAAGATGGAAGACCGCTTCGCCGTCCGCGACAGCTACGAGACGCCACGGCATGGCTGGACGTGCTTCCACTGCGGCGAGACCTTCAAGAGCCACGACCTGGCGCGCGATCACTTTGGGCGCGACCCTGACTATGGCCCGGCCTGCGTTCTGAAATCGGAGCGGGGCCTCTTGAGCCATCTGCGCCACCACGAGGAAGCGGTCGAGAAGATTTGGAACATCCTTCGCGATCTGGGGGAGCGGTGACGCCATGGCGGAACTGATCGGTGCGCGGGAGTTGAAGGGAGCGGCGGCATGACAATCACCGCCGAAACGCTCAAGACCTGCAAGATGGTTCAGTCGATGCACTTTCGCGGCCACGGCTTCTTCGGCCACATGTACCGCTGCATCGAGCACCCACGGCTACAGCGGATGGACAAGTGCATCCGAAAAACGCGGTCCGTCGAGGTCTCATGGTGGGTCGACGGCGCGCAGGTCGCCGATTTCGATGCCGCGATCGCGGCGCTCAATTCGCCCGTTGTGCTCACCGCGGCGCAGCAGGTCCTCTTCGACAAGGTGCCCGCCGAATGGACCGACCTGCGCAAGGACCCGGCCTATCCGTTCGACGTCATGCACGCGCTCGCCGACAAGGGCGTCATCGAATATGAGAGCGGCAAATGCCGCCGGAAACCCCTGTCTTGACTCGATAATCCAGCCCCGCCAGCCCCTTGTCAGGAACTTTTAACCCCAAACTGCGATTTTCCCCGGGCGCCACCTCCAAAGAGAGTCGCCATGGCCCCGCGTGCGTCCTGGAAGGGCTACCTCAAGCTGTCGCTCGTTTCGTGCCCGGTCGCGCTCTACCCGGCCGCCTCGAGCGCCGAGCGCATCTCCTTCAACCGCGTCAACAAGAAGACCGGGAACAAGCTCAAACAGCAGCTCGTCGACGCCGAGACCGGCGAGCTCGTCGAAGCCGACGACGTCGGGCGCGGCTTCGAGATCGCCAAGGGCCAATATCTCCTGATCGACGATACCGACATCGAGGCCATCCAGCTCGATTCCACCCACACGATCGAGATCACGAGCTTCGCGGCCCGCGCCGAGGTCGACGATCGCTACCTCGACTCGCCCTACTACATCGTCCCGGCCGACCAGGTCGGCCAGGAAGCCTTCGCCGCGATCCGGGACGCCATCCGCGCCAAGCGCGTGGTCGGCCTGGGCCGCGTGGTGCTGGCCAGGCGCGAGCGCGTCCTGATGCTCGAGGCGCGGGACAAGGGTCTGCTGGCAACCGCGCTGCGCTACGGCTACGAGGTGCGCGACCAGGCCTCCTACTTCGATGAAATCCCCGAGCTCAAGCTGCCGCCGGCGACGGCGCGGCTCGCCGGCCAGGTCATCGATGCGCTCGTGGGTCCGTTCGACCCCAAGACGTTCGAGGACCGGTACGAAAATGCCCTGGTCGAGCTCGTCCGCCGCAAGCAGGCCGGCCATGCGCTCGAGCCGGTAAAGGACCGCACGCCGGCGCCGCACCGCGTCGTCGGACTCATGGACGCTTTGCAGGCCTCGATCGACAGCGTGCAGAAGAAGCCGCCGGCGCCGAGCGTGAAGGGGCGCGCGGAAACCAAGAAAAAGGGGAAAGCATGATCATCCAGCCCACCATTGGCCGAGTCGTCTGGTACTACCCGCCCGCCGACCAACGCATCCCCGGCCAGCCCAACGATCAGCCGCTGAAGGCCGACGTTACCTACGTGTGGGGCGACCGGATGGTGAACCTGATGGCGGTCACGCCGAATGGGACGCCTTTCGGGGTCACCTCGGTCACCCTGGTGCAGGACGGCGACGCCACGCCGATCGAGCGGTATGCGGTCTGGATGCCCTACCAGAAGGGCCAGGCCGCCAAGGCGGAGGCCCTGGAGCAGAAGCTCGGAGCCGGCGCGTGACCGACCTCGCCGCGGCACCAGCCAAACTGAAGCACGACATCGATCGCATCGCCAAGGTGTGTCACGAGGCGAACCGCGCGTGGTGCGAGGCCAACGGCGACTTTTCTCAGAAGCCTTGGGAAATTGCCGCCGACTGGCAACGAGGCTCGGCCCGCATGGGCGTGCGCTTCGCGATCGATCACCCCGACGCCCCGGACAGCGCCGAGCACGACGCCTGGATGGCGGACAAGATCGCCGATGGCTGGCGCTATGGCGAGATCAAGGACGCCGAGGCGAAGACGCACCCGTGCCTCGTTCCCTTCGACCAGCTGCCGCGCGAGCAGCAGGCGAAGGACGCGCTGTTTCGCGCTGTTGTGAAGGCCCTCTCATGACCACCCTACAGCAAGCCGACGCCGAAGCCGCAGCCGTCGCAGTGGCGCCGCGGGTCACCCTGGCGGATATCGAGGCGGCGATCGCCAACCGCTACGATTTCACCGGGGCGGATGCTGTTGACGCAATCGCCGCGGCGGGCGCGATGTCCTGGGGCACCCTCGATCATGACAGGCTACCCAAGGATCGAACCCCCGACCCGTTGTCTCGCCTCTCCATCTGCATCCTCGTCATGCGCAACGGCTTCACCATCATCGGCAAGAGCGCGCCGGCATCGGCGGAGAACTTCAATGCCGAGCTGGGGAGGAAGTTTGCGTATGAGGATGCCGTCCGCCAAATCTGGCCGCTGATGGGATTTGCGCTTCGCGAGAAATTGGCCGCGGCCTGAAACAAAAAGGCCCGCCAAGCGGGCGCCGGGCGGGCCAGTCAGGGGGAGGAAACGCGCCCACGCAGGGGCTTCGGACGGCCGCTTCAGTTTTTCGACCCTGACTTAGGATTGAAAAAATGAAGCTGGCCGAAACTCAATGCGGTGAGTGAAACACCCCCGACCACATGGCCGTGATCGCGGCGCCCGCCGACAAGATCCCGGTGGCGACGTGGCCCAATAGGTTCCGGTGGTCCCTCTCCCCCTGAATACGCTCGCGACTGCCCTCGACTTTGCGAAGCCGCTCCTCGATCGCGAGCTCGCTGGCGCGCGTCCGCAGCTTTTCGTCGCCGAACCCCGAGGCGAGCGTTGCGACCGTCCCCTTGATCTCGCCCTGCTCGCCCTTGATGTCGAGGAGAACCTTCATCAGGTCGCCGTTGGTGTATTCGGTTGCGGACATGGCTTCCCCCTACTTCCCCTTGGCGTAGCTCTTGCGCACGTCGGCGATGCAATTGCGTCCCGAGCCGATGCGCCGGTTCGCAGCGATCAGCGCCCCATCATCGGCGAGGAACGCCGCGCGCGCATCGTCCGTCGCCTTCACCGGCGGCAGCGGCACCGCCGTCAACAGCTTCTCGCAGGTCGCAGGTATCGCGACCGCGAGGCTCTTGGGCGTGACGCCGCTACTTGGAGCGCTGGCGCAGCTTGAGAGGCTCAGGCCCGAGAGGACAAGCAGGGCCGGAACCGATCGCCGCGATGAGACCCGAGAGGGCTTGCGCATCGTCTGCCTTTCCCGCCGCGATCTGCGGCGCGTATTTCGCTTCGAGGTCGGCCGCGATCTGGGCGTCGCGGGCCTTGCGCTCGGCTTCGGCCTTCGCTTCGGCCGCGTCCCATTCCGCCTTCACTTCGGCGCGGCCGACGGCGTTGCCGTGGAGCTCGCCGCCATAGATGCAGACGATCGCGACGGCGGCGCAGGCCGCCAGCGTCCGGGCGCCCGGCACGTACCAGGCGAGCAGCGCGAGACCGGCGAGCGTGCCGACCGAAAGCCCGGTCCACTCGCTCACGTGGAGGATCTCGCGCCAGATCGTGAAGGCTTCGAACATGGGCTACCTTCCGAACAGGCGTTCCCACCAGGTCGTGGTAACCGGCGGCGGGGGCGCCGGTGCCGGTGCCAGGGACGGCGCGGTGGTGTGGGGAATCGGCGGCTGGACGGCTGGAGCGCCCGCGGTCCACTTGCCCGGCGCCGCAGCGAACTTGATCGACGGGTCGATCGCCTGCATCCGGGCGATCAGCGGCGCGCAGCCGAGCTGGACGTCGACCACGTCCGGATCATACCCGTCGGGGCCGTCGTGCACGTATTTCCCGCTGACATACTGGTCGGTGCCGGACCACACATAGGGGCTCGGCCGGCCATGCATGGCGTAGCCTTCGCCGTTGTACATCTCGGTGATGGTCAGGGCGCCGCCGACCGTCCAATCGGTCCACCTGGCAGCATGAGGATCGCAGTCGATCAGCGCGTCGTAGCAGGAGCGGTCGAAGGCGTCGGGCCCGAAGAACGGCCCGCGCCCGGCCGGGACATGGACCGACACGCGATCGAGCGGGTCGCCCTGGCCGAGCTGGCAGGCGAAGTCGCCGTCCGCCTCCCGCTCGTGCACCACGGCGATGAACCACCACGGCACGCCCATGCCGACCGAGACGAGGTGCGCCTCGATCGCCTGGTAGCGCGCCTTGGAGCCGACGAGCTTGCGGGCCACCTTGTCGAACGCCGCCAGGCGGTCGGCCTTGATGTGCATCCCCGCCCAGCGGCGGGCTTCGGCGACCTTCTGCGCCGCGATATCGACCATGGTCAGCTCGCCGGCTTGGTGGCGGCCGCGAGAACGGCTGCCGCTGCGGCGGCCACGCCAGAGGCCGCGGCGCCGGTTGCTCCCGCGGAACCGGTCTGCGCCGGCGCCGTCACCTTCGCCTTGACGGCGGCGATATCGGCAAGGCCGGTCTGCAGCTTGGCGTCGAGGGCGGCGATGTCGGCGCGGACATTCGCAAGCTCGGTTGCCCCGGCGGTCCACCAGCCCTTGATGGCGGACCAAGCGGCCGGGAGACCTTTGGTGGTGGCGAGGTAGAGAAGGTAGAGGGCGACGACGCCGCCGGCGCCGGCGAGGGCCGGTAGAAACTCGTTCATGGCTTTGCTCCTTTGTTACGCGGGGTTTTCAGGCGACTTGTGAATGCTGCAGGTGACTGCGATCTCGTATTCTCGCCGCGACGGCGATCCGTCCTCCTCGTGGAACTGGGCCTGCTCGGCGCGCTCGACGCGGCTCGCGACCGCGGAAAGGCAGGATTCGAGGTCGGGTTGCTGGACGTTCTCCATGATCTGCCAGTCGCCGGCGGCAATGGAGAGCGAGACGACGAGCCAGAAGGTGATTATGGTCACAGCCCGCCGTCGGGAGGGTAGAAGCAAAGCTCCTGGCCGGTGCTTTGGTAGATGAAGAGCGTGGGCTGACCACCGGGCGCATGCTGGCCCCAGTGGATGGTGTCAGGCGGCACCTGTTTCCAAACGCCATCCTTGAGATACCACCACTCGTCCTCACCATGGGCACCAGGCCCGACGCGGAACTGCGTCTTGAAGACGTCGCCGTGCTCGCAACACGAATGCCAGGAAGGCTCGCCGAGGCGCTTCCACGTCTCGGGCGTCATCGTCTGGCCCTTGTACCAGTCGCGGACCTCGGGAGAGAGTTGGGCGAATTCGGGCTTCCAGCGCGCGCCGGCGGTAGCGATGAGGCCGAGGGCGATGGCGGTCGCCAACATGATCCTGGTCATTGCCACCTCGCCGTGATCTTGACGCGGCCGGCCGCGCCGCCGCCACCAGCCCCGCCGGTGGCGCCGAGGGTGCCGCCAGCGACGGCGGCGCCGACCACGAAAGAGACGCTGTTCTGTCCCGCCACGGTGGCCACCAGCTTACGGCACGTCCCGCCGCCGCCACCTCCAGGAGAAGAAGCAACGGCGCCGCCTTGCGCACCGCCGCCGCCACCCGCGCCGGAATTGGCCGGCCCGGTTTGTCCGGTCAGCGTGCCGGAGGCGAGCCCGCCGGACGTTGGGCCAGCAAGCGTCGTGCCGCCACCATAGGTTCCGGGATTGGAAGCATTGGCCGCCTGCGATGGGCCGCCCTGTCCTCCGATGATATTTTCGTCGCAGCCGCTGACCGCGCCGCCGGCGCCTCCAAATTGGTTATTCCCCGCGCTCGCGGTTTGCCCGGCGCCGGCCGTGTAGGTCACCGAATTGTAGGTGATGGTCGAAGCGTTGCCGTTGTTACCCGTGCCCGGCGTCGATCCCGACCCCGGCGGCCCCGCTCCGCCGCCTACGGCCTCGAACTCGAGATAGACGGCATTGACGCCGTTACACTGGTCGATGGTGTAGGGCGAACTCGCCGTGGCCGTGTAGACGTGCACGACCGGCTGACAAAGGTTGGCCGAGAGCTGCCCCGCGGTGCAGGCCTGGAAGTTGGCCGTCGCATTGGTCGGATTGCAGAGCGTGGTGTTGGCCGCCCCCTGCGGGAGCGCGGACAGCGGTACGGTGTTGGCGGTCAGAATCGAACCGGAGATCGCGGTCTGGCACGCCCACACGCTCGCCCCGCGCTGGAGCACCGCGCCGTTGGTCGGGCAGAACGCCCCATCGAGCATCGAGGTGATCGACGCCGACGACATCGGCGCCGCGCTAGCACTCGGATTGCCGACGACGTTCCAGGCCGGCACGTTGCCGACGCCCTGGGCATGGACCTGCCCGAAGAGCAGCAGCCACGCGCACGCGATTTGAAGAAGCTTTCTCATTGGATGAGCCACCCTCCCCCGGCCTGGGGCTTGAGCCTGTAGAACCCGCAGGCGCCGTTGATCTTCACGGACGAAAGCACCTTGTTGATCTTCTCGGACCCGTTCGGATTGATCGTGATGTTGAAAGTCGCGGCCGATCCGGTGGAGTCCTGGATCATGAGCGTGGCGAGCCCGACCATGGTCGCCGCCGGCGGCAGGTTGACCGTGATGGCGCCGGCGATCGCCGCGGTGTCGATGTACACGATGCGGTCGGTGGTCGTGATCGTGACCGGCGTCGCCGTCGCGGTGCGGGAGGCGACCGAGCCGGTGAGCGAGCCCTGCTGGGCAAAGACGAGGTTGCTCGTCCCGATCGTGACCGGAGCCGCGGTCTGCTGGGCAAACACCACCCCGGTGTTGGCGGAGCCCCGCTGGACGAGGACGAGGGTGCCCGCGGTCCAGTCGGTGTTGCCGCCGGCATCCTGGGCGAGCGTCCAGTTGCCAGACGATGCGATGTAGATGTTGTTGGTGGTCTGGTCGGTCTGGTCCTTGACGAGGACCCGCTCGGAATTGTTGCCGACCGACACGCCGTCGATGGTCTGGATCCCGGACAGCGTGATGTTGCCGGTGGTCGCCACGGCGACGGGCGCCTTGATGGCGAGCGTCGTCTCGGAGGCGAGCGAATTCAGGCGGTCGATGGCGGCCATCGCTGCACCTCTTTGGGGGATAACGGGGCGGCGGGACTCGACTCAGATCGCGCCCGCGGCGGACTGTTCGCTTATTGCGGGGGTGAGTCGGAGCGGAGGACTGAAATGGATCATGAGGCCGAACTCGCCGAGCTCAGAGCCGCATTGCTTGAGTCCATGTTAGGGGCGGCAGCCCTTGTATCCTGCGTCGTTCAGTCTCTTGGAGAAGTCGATCCCAGCCTTCTTCCACGGTTCGCCACCAATCTTCGGAGCTGGCACGGCCGGGCTTCGAATCGCGCACGGGCTGAGGCGAGGGCGATGGCTGAGATGGTGGGGAGGACGATAATCGATCCCGCATTTCCGCTGTCATCTGAACCTCCGAAGGATTGAGGGCGACCATCGTGGGCGGCGAAGATCAGGATCGCGGCGTCGTTCATGGGGTCAGTGTGGCGGGTTGACCACGTAATTCATCATCTGCCGCACGCCGTAGTAGCTGTTGAAGGGCATGAGCCGAACCGCGGCGTTCTTCTGGGCCTGGTTCACATCCTTGCCGGCATAGATCGTCCGCGGGATGCCGAGCACGGCTGCGGCGTCCTGGCCGAGACCGAAGGTCGGCCCGAGCATCGAGCCGAAGTCGTTCCGGTTCTGGTTCTTCTGGCTCTCCGCGCTGCCCTTGTCGAAGATCTTCAAGGCGCCCTTGATCGGGTTGGCGCCGGTGATCTTCTCCATCCGGTTGGCAAGCTCCATCGGCACCGGGATGATCCCGGACCGATCGAGCCCCTCCCCGACCCACCATCCGGGATTGCTGGCGATCTCTTCGAGCTTCTCCTGCCGGTTGCCGGTCACGGCCTTCGCCCAGGTCATGAACATGCCCATGGCCGTCATCGCGATGGTGCCGCCGACAAAGCGAGCGGGCGACTCCTGCAGGCCGCGCATCATCACCCGCTGATGACTGGCGAGGTTGAATGACTGGAACTGCAGCAGCGCCTTGCCGGTCGGCGTGTGCACGAACAGCGGCACGTCGGCCTTCGAGGCCTGGACGATCACCGAGTCCATGTCCTTGTTCATGGCGGCGCGGTAGGCGCGCACCACGACCTGGTCGGTCCAGGCCTCCGTATTGGCGACGCGGACGCCGTCGACATTCTTGCCGTGGGCGGCAAACTGCGCCTGGATGCGCTCCGCCATGCTCTGGTCGACGCCGAGATAGGCGAGATAGGCACGCTCGCTGGGCTTGATCTTGGCGAAGCCCTCGACCCCCTGCAGGATGCGGTTCTGCGTCATGACGGCGGCGATGGATTTCATCATGTCGGTCCACAAGCGAATGCCGTTCCATTTGGAGGCGACGTTGGTCATGTTCTCCATGAACGCCTCGACCGCGCCGCGGGAGGCGTAGGGGTCGGCGATATCGGTCAGGGTCGCCATGCGGTGGGCGAGCACACGCTCAGCCACGTTGCCGGCGAGCTTCGCCTCTTCGATCGACATCTTGACGGCGCCGAGATTGGTCGCGAGCTGCCCGGCCGTCTGCATGTACTGGCCGAGCCCATGCACCATCGCCGGCCGCACCGCGTCTGTGAGCGAGGCCAGCACCACCTCGCCCATCTGCCGGATGTAATTGATGTAGCCCGCGATCCGGGTGATCTTGGCGTAGTCTCGTTCGAGGGGCGACTCCGCGCGGGTGCCGCGCATGAGATCGCGCAGCGCGGTCACATCGTCGACGTCGGAGCGCTCGGCCTTGCCGAGTTGCATCAGCTTGTTCTCGTCCGTCACGCCGGCGCGCAGCCGGTCATAGTTCGCCCGGATCGCGGCGAGCTGATCCTTCATGTCGACCGAGCCGAACTTGTTCGCCATCTCGACGTCGGCGCCCATCACCCGGACATAGCGTCGGCCGACGTGGTCGACGTCGTGCTCGAGGAAGTCCTCGACCAGTTCGTCCGGGATGTTGAAAGTGCGGTCCTTCATCGGGCCCCGGGTGCCCACCGACATGAACTCCGGGCGGACACCGGCTTCGGTGCGGCCAGTCAGCGAATTGTAGACGGTGTCGGCGATCTCGCGGGCGGCCTCAGAGAAGTCCGCGCGCTGGGCATCGGGAGCGTAGAGATCGACATTCTCGCCGAGGTTCTTGATTTCCCAGCGGTCGAGGTAGCCTTGCTTGATCTCCGCCTTCATCTTCTCGATCGTCTCGACGCGGTCCTTGATGCGCTGCGGGTCAAGCGCCGCGAGGCGTTCCTGCATGCGCTGGGCGCGCTCGCCGCGGCCGAGGCTCGCATTCGAGACATGCGCCACGCTGGTGTCGATGCTGCGACGGAGTTCCGCGACGGCGCCTTCGCGGTCGAAGTCTTCGGCGAGATCGAGCCGCGTCGAGATTTCCTCCATCTTCGCCGCGCGGGCGCGCTGCTGTTCGGCGTGCTTTTCGAGCCGGTCGATCATGTTCTCTTCGGCGGCCGTCAGGATTTGCGCGCCCGCCTCGCTGCGGCCAACCTTGCGGGCCGGCGCCCCCTCTTCCGGAGGCGGCCCTTCACCGCGCTTGAACAGGTCGTAAGGCTCCTCGCCGGAGATGTAGCGCTTGCGACCGCGGGTCTCCTCGCCCATCGCATCGAGCAGATCATTGATCGTGCTGGTGCTCACCCCGCCGTGGGTGCCTTCATCCGTCAGGTATCCGGCTTCGACCGCCGCCTCGCGCAGGCGATCAAGTGGAACCCCCTTCTTGGAGAGCAGGCGCCGGAGCCCGAGGCCCTTCACATCGCCGGCCAATGGATCGTCCGCAGCGATGCCGCCGCGCTTGCGAATGAACGGCAGCAACGACATGCCGCCCTTGCGCGGCGGCGCTTCGGCGGCGATCGCCGCCGCTTCCGTCTTGTCCTCCTTGATGTCCGCGCGCTCGGCGCGCTTCGCCGCATCCTCCTTGATCTTGGCGATGGCCTGGTCGACGCGGTCGCCGGCGGCGTCATGCTTGCGCGCCATCTCGACGAAGGCGTCCTTCATGTCGGCGATGCGCTCCGCCAGCATGTCCGGATCGAGCTTGTCGAGATCGCGCTCCAAGACCTGCCCGCGCTTGACGAGCTGCTGCAGGCTGCGCTGGTTGCGCTCCTCCAGGTCAGCCAGCGATTCCATGATCCGCTGGGTGCGATCGGCCAGACCTGCCGCGCCCAGATCGATATCGCCGCGCCGCTTGCGAAGCGAAGCGCGCTCCGTGCGGAAATCCTTGAGCGCCTGGCCGCCCTGCTCCCGGATGGTATCGGCTTCGGACTTGGCCGCCTGATACGCCGCCGTGTCCTTGGCATCCTTCGCCCGGCGCATCTCGGCGGCGAGCTCGCCCAGCCGATCGGCCTTCTCCGTCAGTCCGAGGTAGGCATCGCCCGCCTCCTCATGGGCCGCCAGCGCCGCCTCGACCTTGCCGAGCTGTTCGGTCCGGCCTTCCGGCGACAGCGTCAGGTCCATGATTTCCTGGTCGAGCTTTTGCAGGCGCGTCCGCGTCGAAAGCGTCGCCTTCTGGTATTCCTTGGCGATCACGTTGCTGTAATGGTCGGCAACGATCCCTTTGAACCGGCCCTCCTGGCCGATCAGGCGGTTGCGGTTCCACATCCGCGAGAAATACGAGGCCGCAGTGTCGACCGAGACGTCCTCGGGCAGTAGGCCGGCCTTGATGGCGGCTTCCTTGAGGGGATCAAACACCTGACTGCGCCAGGCCTTGGCGACCGCCGCCACCTCCGGGATATCGCTCTCATCACCGCGGCGCATGGCGCGGCCGACGGCCTCGCGGAATTCGGTTTTGGTCAGCTGGCCGCCGCCCTTGCGGTAGTCGCGCCAGGCGCCCTCGGTCGACTGCAGCGCCTTCACCAGGCCGCCGTTCCATTCCTTCATCAGGGTCTCGACCGCCGGCTCGGAGGCAACGCCCTCGAAGTTCTTCTTGAGGTAGATCGAGTTTTCGAACAGCTTGCCGGCGATATCGCGGACCGCGGCCGACGGGCTCTGCAGAAGGCGCAGCGCGGGATTGAGGCGGCGCGTCGAGGCGGCGACGGCACCGGCGGTACGTCCGGCGATGGTGTTGCCTTCGATGCCTACCGGCTCATGGGCGGCGGCGCCTACCGATCCCGGCGCGCCAGTGCCGACCGCCGCCCCTTCCCCCTTCGCCAGGATTTCACGGCCGCGCGCAATCTCTTCCGCCGTCGGCTTCGGAACCGACGCCTTTTCTCCCGTCGCTGCATTGACGTTGTCATGGGGATAGGGCTTGCGGAACAACTCTTTGGGCACGTCGCCGTCGCCCTTGGCCAACGCCTCGTGCTGGATCTTGTCGATGAACGGCTGATAGGCCGCTTCCGCCTTGGCCTGGTCGATGCCGTTTTCCGCGTACCACTTGCCCTCTGCCGGTTCCGCGACCTCCCAGTGCGCCACCTTGTAGGCGGTCTCCTGGTCCATGCCGCCGGCGATCAGTTTCTCCATCGCGTGGCGTTCGGTGAATTCGTGGACGGCGAAGGGCTGGGCGGGGTCGAAGGTCTTACCTTCGACCGTGAACGATTCCGGGAAATGCCGATCGATGTTGAGCCCGTTGCCGGTCTTGTCCGGTCCCGCGGTGTAGGGCACGTCCTGGGTGCGGTTGATCTTGGGATTGGCGATGGCGTCGGCGACGTCGGGGTGAGACAACACGGTTTCATGGAGAGGAGTGACGGCGCCGGGTGTCGCGCGCCCCAGGTCGCGATTGAGCGCCTCGACCGATTGACCCCACTCCGCCCGAGACAGCAGCTTCGCGCCGGCGGCGCCGAGCAGCCCGCCGAGAAACACCGAGGCGCCGATGTTCATCCCGCTCTCGCCGAGCGTGCGGGTCTGCTGGGTGCCGTGCAGCGCGAGTTCCTGCCCGGTCACGCCGGCGCCGGCCGCAAGTCCGGTGATGGCGGCCGAGCGCGCAATCGAGATGCCGCCGCCCGCGGTCCGCACGAATGCGCCGCCCGGCAACAGGCTGGGAATGTCCGCTGCCCCCGCCAACAATTGCGCCGGGAAACTCTTGTACCAGGGCGCGCCGGCGAGGGTCCGGCGATCGTCCTCTTCCATGTCGAGTTGCCGCTTGCGGGCGTCGGCGCCGGCGGCGCTGCGGATATCGACGAACTTGTCCCAATAGGGCTCGTACTTCGTGCCCTTGATCGCTTCCCACGGGTTGAAGCCGGGATCGACTCCGCCGTAGCCCCAATCCTGGCGGGCGACGGACGAGCCGATAGTGTTCCCCTGACGAAAAGCAGCGGCGAGAACCGAGTCCGGACCGCCAACGTCCGGCGTGTCGGCGCCGGCCATGGTCGGGTGCGTGCGAAAATCCGGCGTGTCGGAGCCGTGCTCAATCTCGTCCTTGCCCGGAGTGACGGCGAAGCCTTCCGGGCGGCCGGTAATGGCGTCGAGTGGGGATGCGGCGAGATCGACGATCGGCATTCTAATGCCCAGTCAGGATGTCCCGCTCGGCAAGTAGTTCTTGAACGAACTTTGGCAGCTTGGTCCGCCAATCCTTGCGCATCACGACATCCATAATGTGGGGCTCGCCCTTCACCTTCTTGAGCGCGGCCGTGACCTCCTCGTCGATCGCCTCGACCCGGGAATCGACCGCGCCGCGCGCAGCGGTCCACTCGTTCGCCAGCGCGCGGGTTTCCGGCGGCAGGCGCTCCGCCAATCTCGGATTGATCGACAGGTCCATGGGATGCACGTCGGAACCTTCCAGCGCCTTGGTGAGCCGGCCGTCCAATTCCTGCGTGCGCGACACCATCTGCTTGGCCGAAGCGGCGCCTACCGCTGGCGGACGAGTCATCGGCCCGGCGGCGCCGCCAGCATCCGGTTTACCGCCGAAAGGCTCGTTCTTGAGCATCGCGGCGTAGCGGGCGCCGGGCTGGATCGTGTCAGGCCCTTCGTCCGACATGATCTCGGAATGACGTTCGCCCGCTGCAGGCGCCGCCGGCATCTGCCCCGACCGCGGCCCTACCCCGAACGCGCGCTCTCGATAATCGGCATCGGCGGCCGACTGCGCCGCGCCCTTCTCCAATCCGACCCGCCGCTCCTCGCTGACCTTTTCCCGCTCTGCGTGGCCGTCGAAGACGAAGGCCCTGCCAGGATTGAGCATCTGCAGGTGCCCGTCCTTGTCGAACCAGGAGAGTAGGTATGGCACCGGCTGACCCGCCATGTAGGCTCGCGCGGTTTCCCCGCCCGGCGTCGGCGTCAGGATGATCTTGTCGCGGGTGATCGCCTCACCTTCCGGCGCGCCCTTTTCGAGCTGCGGTCCAGATGGCGCGACTTCTGTCTTGATGGCGGAGATCGCCGCGTCGGCGATGCGGTTCGTGACGTCCGGAATATCGGCATATGCCGGTGCGCGCTCCGGCGGGTAGCGCATCAGCGTTCCGGTCGCGCTTCCGCTGAGGTGCGACACACCCCACAGCTTTTTCATCTGCTCGATCGCTTGCGCCTTGGCGGTATCGACGTTGCCCGTTTGCATATAGCGGTCGCGGAAGAGTTCAGCATAGTCATTGAAGGCCGCGGCCTTTGCGCCTTCGGTAAACTCGACATTGGGGCGGCCCGTCGTGAACGGGTGCAGCAAGCCACCCCACCCCTCACCGAACTGCTTTTCCAGGTCGCCGACCGACAATTGTTTCTTGACGATCTCTCCGACGTCCTCGTTCTTGATCCTCGCCTGGACCTTGGCCTTGTACTCCGGCGAGTTCTCTTCGATGATCTTCTGTGCCGCCTGTTGCGGCGTCATGCCAAAGTGCTCGGTATACTGGGCATAGGAAACCGCGGCGTCTTCGAGGTCCTTGCCGCCCGGCACGCCGGAAAAGATGGTGGGATTTTGCCCCATCAGATTGCGGGCCATTTGGGCGGAAGCAGCGACGCGCTGGGCGCTGTTCGAGACGAGGGCGCCGCGCAGCGCGCTGGCCGCACTCTCCGGCACGATGCCGGTGCGGTTTACCACTGACTGCAGCGCCGGCAATTCCTTCTCCGGGTCGCCCTGCGCTAACAGTTCGTAGATTTTGTTGACCTGCTTTTTGTCCTCAGTGTTGACCTGGTTGAAAGGCCCCGCGTCCGGATTGTTGAACCGCGCCCATGCAGATTGCAGTGCCTCGTCCTGCTTGTTGGCGGCATCCCACTGCCGCAGCAGCGTGTTGCGGTGCGCCTCATTTCCCGCCAGCACCGGGTCCGCCTCGATCATCTCCCGCGGCGGCATCGCGCCACGTCCGGCGCCTGCGTCGATCAATAGCCGCTCGAATTCCTGGGTGCGCGTGTTGATCGCGAGATTGTTACGCCCGGCGGCGTCGACGGCCTGCTGCTGCGCCAGTGAGCGCGCCTGCGTGACCATCCGCATCTTGGTCAGCGGATCAATCATGTGGAAGCCGGAGGTATCCTCGGCCTGCGGCCTCGACTCTCGAAAATCGGAAGCCGTACCGCCGTACTTCCCCGCCCACATCTTCAGGAAGTCGGCGCTGCTGACGTTGTCGACGCTGCCGAACTGCCGCTTGTATTGATCCGGTATGTTGCCCCAGATCGCGGCCCTGGCCCACCGCTCGCCCTTCTGTTTGCCCTCCCCCGTCGAGAGCATGTTTTCCCAGGCCGGCGCGTTCGGATTGGCGAGATGCGCCTCATACCCGGCGAGCCCTTGCTGATGAATCATGTAGCGGTCGAAGTCGGTGGGGGCTTTGCCAGTGGCGCTGGCAAACTGATCGCCCTCCGCGCGCATCTTCGCGAAGCCCGCGTTCATGTTTGCTTCCGGGTCGTAGATGCTGGCACCCGGCGTCTTGTTGTACTTCGCGAACTCTGACTGCGAGATTTGCGTGAGGCCGTGATAGGAGCCCGTCCGCGCATTCGGGTCGCCGCCGCTTTCGATCTGAATGACGCGGGCAGCGGCTTCCGGGCTTATCCCGTTTGCCGTTGCGGCCTTGCTGATCCCGGCCAGCAGCTGGGCCTTCGATGCCCGCGGCGAGTATCCATGCGCCTCCAACCAACCGGTCGGGTCGCGTGCGAGTTCGGTCTCGTTCGTCCTAGTTGCGATCTGGACGGCCGCCTGGCGCTTTTCGAGATTGCCGCGCTCCTTGGTTTCCCACCCGGCCGCGACTGCGCTATCGACCCGCAGGCCCAGCCCCTTCATGGCGTCGGGCAGAAAGGCGTTGGTCGGGTCCTCGCCGATCTTCGCTTCGATGTCTGCAAGTGCGGCCTTGCGGGAATCGGCGTCGCTCTGCGCCATCCCGTGAAAGGCCATCTGGCTAACCGAAGCCCCGCCGCGGGCCACCGCCTCGCCCTGCGAAGCCATAAAGTGATCGCGCAACCGTCCAGGAGGAACCGTCTGCGCCCAGCGGTCGACGATCTCCTTCGACTTGTCTTTGTATTGCTGGTCAAGACCAGCGTAATCCTTGCTCTTCTGAAGATCGCTATGGAGGTTGAGGAGTTCCGAGGCCGCGCCGGCATGCGCGTCGAACGTCTTCTCCTCATTCCATTTCTGCTGGACCTCGCCGATCTCCTGGCCGACCCGCGAGATACCCTGGCCCAACCGTTCGGCGCCGGCCGCAAGCGCAGCGCCGCCGCGCGCAAGCCCGGAGACATCAATGCTCGCGACCGGCCGAGGCCCGACCGCAGGCGTCTCGCCGAGCTCAGGCGCGCCGGGAAGCTTCGCCATCAACGCGGCTTCGCATATTGACCGAAGGCGGAGCCGGCCGATCCGGCGAGCGTCCCCGCGGCGGCATAGTAGGAAGCATCCTGCTTTTCTTCGCCCTCAAGCGCCGCGACATCGCCCCCGTAAGTAGCCGCCTGCGCTTCATTGAGCAGCCCGCTGGCCTGGGATTGGCCCCGCCACAGATCCATGCTGGCGAGATAGCTCCCGCGCTTCGCCAGCTCGCCTACATTCGTCGCCGGCGATCCCACCCCTGCATCCACTCCCGAGGCTGCCGCCCGCGCGGTCGACGCTGAGGTCAAGAGGCGGGTCTTGGTCTGCGTGTCCGCCGCCTGGATCTGGCCGCCCCTGATCGCGAGGGCCGCATTCTGGCGCAATTGGGTCGCCTTGTAGGCTGCGGCCGCCCGCTCCATCTGGCCGGCTTGCGCCGCCGCGTTGCCGCCGGCGAGCGTGCCGCCCGCTGCGGCTGCGCCGCCGGCCACGGTCAGGCCGATCGCCGTCATCGACAGCGGATCGAACGCCGCGCGATCGGCCAGGGCAAAGCGATACCGCTCATTCCACATCGAACTTGCGCTCCCACACGAACGCCTCGCGTCCCATCAGCACCGTGCGCCGGAATCCCAGCCGCATCAGCCACCGCTCCGCCGCCGGATTGCCCGGCTCCGCCTCCGCCACCACGATCGGAAGCCTGTTGCGCCGCGCGACCGCCATCGCCATCAGGCCGGCGCGGTGAATCGCTGCGGGATATTTCCGCGCCTCGTCGTTCATGGCGACGAACGCCACGATCACACCGTCGCGGAACGAGAAGCCGCCGATGCCGAGCACGCGGCCGTCTATCTCGGCGGTGATGCCCTGGATGCGGGCGGGAAGTGGCTGGTCGGTGACCGCGGCAAGGTCGGCGGCCACGGTCGGCCGGAGGCGCACACGCATGATCGGCGCAGAGATAACAGGGGGCTTATCTATTTTTCATTGGTCGCCATACCCACGACCACCCCGCCGACCTTCGCCGGATACGGCGCCTGCGCCAACAGGCACAGCCGCGCGTCGGTATCCCATTCCCCGGGAACCTCCACCATCGGCTCATCGTATTCCGACCAGATGGCGTTCGCCGCCACCGCGGCGTTGTCCTCGATCAGCGGCAGCGCATCGAGGTGGTCGAACCGCTGGCCGAACTGCAGGCCCGCGGCATGCATGTCGAAGGCGGCGAGCCCCAGGTGGTCGATCTTCTTCTTCTGCATCAGTGCCGAGCCGTTGCGGGCACCATAGGCGAGCTTCGCCGACATGAACGGCGCCTGGTAGCCGAAGAAGCCGACGACGTTCGATGCCGTGATCCCGTTGGGCAAGGTGACCGATCCGCCCGAGGGCGTCATGGTGCCGATCCGGATCATCCGGTCGGAGGGCTGCTGATCGGCGAAGAACTCGCCGGGGAGGCCATTATAGGAACCAAGTCCGGTGATGACGTTGGCGGCCGCGCCTGAATAGCTGAAGGTGCCCCCGGCGAGGCCCGCTACGATATTCGCGTGCGACTGGCCATCCGGAAGGGCCGAAAGATTACCCGAACCGTCCGTCGTTCCCGTGCCGATGAACGCGCCGTCCGCCCATACAGAAACAGTCGTGTTCGGCAGCCAGGAAATCGTGATCGAGGAGACGGCGACGCCGGAATAGACATAGGCCGAGTCCAGCTGCTGGTTCTGCAGCCCGCCGGTGCAATTGGTGCGCTGCGCCAGCTTCTCGATGAACCGGCGCGTCACCCCGTTCACCACCCGCTTCACCACGAAATACACATAGTCGTCCGGCCCCGAGGCGTCATAGTTCGGCAATCGCCGGACATTCTCGACGATGCCGAGGGTCATGATCCGCCACCACGCCTCGACCTCGTCGTTGGGATCGTAGAGCAGGCAGGCGACGAGGCCGTCGCCGCGCGGCAGATAGAGGACGCGGTCGGGCTGCCTGGAAAGGGCCAGGTCGACGAAGCCCGCGCTCCCGATCTCGGTGTTGAGCCGGGTAACGTCGCGCTCCCCGTAATCGGCTTCCTGGGGCGAGAATGCGAGCTCGTAGACCTTGTGGCCGGCCGCCTGGACGAACAGCCCGCGCTTGCCGGCCTTGACCGCCGGCAGCTGCGCCGCGCCCTGGTCCGAGCAGTCCTTGACCGCGCAGTCCGTGGGCGTCAGCGGAGAATCGAACGAGGAGGAGCGGATCGAGGCGATCGATTCTTCGCGCCCGAGCAAGAGGCGCTGCAGCGCCAGCGCAAAGTTGACCCGGTCCGCCGGGCCTTCCCCGAAGCTCTCCAGGATGACGCCGGAATCGCCGAGGCCGTTGCCGTACATGTCGATCGAGGCAAAGCCGGTGTAGTTGTTCGATTGCGAACCCGCCACCGGGAAGTTCGCCGCGGAGAACCACCACAACCGGCCTTCGGCGAAGGCGACGGCGCTCGGCCAGCCCTGCACCCCGGACCAGGCGCCTTCCGCCCAGTTGGTGGTGCCGCGCAGCGAGGAGAACCCGCCGCCGCCATTCAATGCGCCGTAGGACAGCACCTCGATCGAAACCTGGGTCGGCGAGGTGTAGCCCGTCACCCGGCACACGCCGTATTGGCCGCCATTGTCGACGCCGGCGCCGGTCACGACGCCGTAGGTGGCGCCGCTCGGATTGGTGAACTGCACCGTCGCCGCGCCGCTCGTATAATCCGCCGCCGCGACAAAACCGACTCTCACCCAAATCTTCACGCCATTGTACGAGCTCGAGGTGTCGTCGAAGACCTTGGTGGTGTTGGTGGTGATCGTCGGCGCGGTGGCGTTGTTGGTGGCGATCTCGAAACCGGAGGTCGGGCCGACCAGCGAGCGCTGTATGGTGAGCGTGCCCGACCACGTTCCGGTGGTCGTAATCCCAAATTTGCGGTCGGGGCCGAACCCGTCGATCTCGACGGGATCGGTGAACGCCCCCGCCGCGCCGAGCACCGTCTTGACGTCCTGCCCGTTGGTGAACAGCTGGAACAGCGCCCCGACATGGCCGGGCTGGAAGAAGGCCCGCGAGGCCGTGAGCGTGCCGTTCCCCTCGTAGACCGACGGCGTGAGCGTCAGGTTCGGCAGCGTCGGCAGGTTGAGGAATGGACCATTGGCCGGCTTGTATTTCACCACCGACCAGCCGCGCGCCCCCGGCCGCGTCCCGCGGCGTTCGATCTTGTACTGCTGGCCACCATACTGGGCGACGTAGATGGCGTCGAGCGACTGGGTCCAGCGCAGGCTGGGCAACGTCGACGCGCCCCAGGGCGTCGGCAGCGACACCACGCCGGCGGCTTCGATCGTGCAGCCGGTGAGCGTCTTCGACCAGGTGTCGGTCGATTCGATCTGCAGGAAGGCGCTGCCCGCGGTCGGAGTGAACACCAGGGAATGGGTGCCCTCGTCGATCGCCGTCGACGTCATGTAATCCTGCAGCCCATCGGACGAACCGATCCTTATGGTGACCGGGCCGTCGGTGACGACGACGCGAAGCGCGTGCTCCTTGTTCTGGTCGCCGCCGGCGATGGTCAGCGTCTGCTTGATGCGGGCGAGGCCGCCGCGGGCCGATGCGGTGAGCGTTGCGACGCCGCCAGTATACGTCGCCGTGCATCCCGCGGTGGTGTCGCTCGTGGTCCAATGGCTTCCGGTGCCGGTGAAAGTCGGGTCCTGGACCACGGTCGAGACCGCGACCCGACTGACCAGCGCGTCGTTGATCCAGACCTTGAGCTTGTTCGCGGTCAGCTCGAGCAGCGCGGTGTCGGTCTTGGCGTAGATGAAATCGATCAGCCAGGCCGGATTGTCGCCGTCGACCTCGCCGACATAATTGAGGCCGGGCCGCAGCATCATGGCGCCCATCACGAAGGGCAGCCAGTTGACCTGGGCTTCCGCCGCGAGCTGCAGCTTGGCGAGGTCGATGCGGGCGAGCGCGAGCTTGGAGACCTCGCCCCTGTTAAAAGCTAAAAGTGGAAAGGCCCCCCTAGCCATTGCAACGCCCCTCTACCGATGAGACTTGCGCAAGCTTTAAGGGATCAGCGCCGGCCCCGACGGATTGTCCACATAAGGCCCCGGCAGCCGCCGCGACCGCACCCACGAACCGAGCGGCTTGAACCCGACCGCCTCGTTCATGGCGCAGTTGGCATTGGCGATCTTGTAGGCGCGCTCCTCCATCTTGAGGAGGCCCTGCGGACCCTGAAGCAACTCGTCCTTGTTGGTGATCCGCCCCGCCGCCTTCACCGCCAGGCGCAGCTCGACATACTCCACGAACGACGTCGGCCACTTGCCGAGGTTCATCCCGTATTGGACGTCGTTCGAATTGTACTGGACATAGATCGGCGTGATGTTGGTGTACCAGCGGCCGGCCTCCTCGAGGACCTGCTCGAGCGGCGGATCGAAATTCGGGTTCGCCGATATCTTCCGGGTCCTGATCCAGTCGGTGGGGATCGTGAAGGCATAGAGCGGGCCGAACGCCGGCGTCACGTTGGCATCGGCGTCGAGCTGGATCGAGCGATAGGAGAAATTCCAGAACTTGCGCTCCAGGCAATAGGCCACGACCTCGTCATAGACGTCGTCGAGCACGCGCTTGGGCTCGCGGTTCTCCGAGAGCGAGGCGATGGTGCGCTCGCGCAGGTGGGCGAGGGCGCCCTTGTATAAAAGCAATTTGTTGGTCAAGCTGTCACCATGCCTTCCATCATTGATCTTGTGGGAAAGCGATTCGGTCGATTGACCGTGATCGAGCGCGGACCTGGACCGCGAGTGCGTTGGAGGTGTCGTTGCGATTGCGGTGGAGAATCGATCAGCACCGGCTATCGTTTGCGCGGAGGAACGACCGCCTCCTGCGGCTGCCTGCAGCGCGAGCGAACGGCCGCGGTCGCAAGAGTAAGCAGCAGAACCCACGGTAAGACTGGCACGCCGGAATGGCGTTCATGGCAGGCCATGTTGGGGCGTTGCTACAATCCGAACGCGACCGGATACGAGCGATATGGGGGCTGCGGCATCCAAGTGTGCGATCGGTGGCGCCACAGCTTTGAGGCGTTCCTCGAGGATATGGGCGAAAGACCTAGCGACGATCACACCCTTGATCGTTTCCCCAACAAGGCAGGCAACTATGAACCGAATAATTGTCGCTGGGCTACGCCGGGGCAGCAGGCGGAAAATCGCCGTGACAATTTCCTGGTGACCGCGTCCGGCGAGGCGATGGCCGAAGCCTGGGCGGTCGCTTTCTTCATCGAGCCGGGCTTGGAATTGCCGATGCGGCCCGTCTGCTTGAACGAGCGCAGCATCTCGCCGATGTTGGTGCTGCGGACGCGGGACGAGGAGCCGGCTTTAAGCGGCATGGCGTCAGTTGTCCTGATGCGGCCGCAAGATCGATTGCTGCGGCGTCGCCAATATCTGCCCCATGATCGTCGCCTTGAGCATGTCGGCGCCGAGATTGATCGACGGCGTGAGATCGGTCTCGCCGCCGTAGAGCACGTTGGGCTTGCCGTCGTCGCCCACCGCGATGATGGCGACGGTGGAGACGAGGCCGCGCTTGGCGTCCGCCATCACCTTGGCGAGCGCCTGCACGACCTTGTCGTTGACCTTGAGGGGGGCGAGCATGTCAGCGCTTGAGGATGCGCTGGTGTTCGCGGATGAAGCGCTGCGCGTCCTCGTAATTGGGGAACGGCCCGTTGACCGTCTGCTTGGTCGACTTGACCCGCACGATGATGCCGTCGAGCGTGTCCTGGAACACCTCGAAATCGTGGTCGGCCGCACCGACCGCCTCGAAATCCGGCCGCATCTCGCGCCACTTGAACCCGACGTTCGCCCAGTTCTGGCCGGCGTCCCACACGACGAGCTCGGCCGACCAGGCGCCGTCGCGCGGGCAGGCGATGATGGTGTCGTTGCGGCGGAACTTCTGCGACACGTTCGCCCAGAACTCGCGCTTGAGCAGGTTCTCGATCGGCGTCCCCGCCGGCGGCACCACCTCATGGGTGTTGAAGTAGACGCCGGACTCGCGCGCCTTCCATTCGTTGGCGAGCAGCGCCGAGATGGGGCCGGGCAGGATCTTCTTGATCTCGTCCGCCGACTTGCCGGGCGGGTTCGCCGGCGCCGGATTGGGTTGTGGTTTGGCGGCTGAAGCCGCGGCAGCATTGGACACTCGTCACCTCCAGGTGCATGAACCCTCCCCCCTTGCGGGGAGAGGGCAGGAAGGGGCATTGCCCCGGTTTACGAGCCCGCGATCAGACCCAAGGCGACCAGCGCTGACCGCAGTGCATTGGCGAGCGTAGTCGTCTGGATTTGGGCAGGAACCACGCTTTGGTAGACCACGTTGCCGGCGCCAGGCGTCGGAACCTGGAAGTTGCCGATCACGTAGGTCTCGGTCGCCGGTACGATCGCCGATCCCGTGAAGTTGGCGAAGTTGATCGCCAGCGTATTGGCTGCCGAAACGCGGCAACCGAGGATGGCGAGGCCCGGCTGGGCGCTCGGCTTGTTGACCCACACCGGCGTGCCGGCGATCAGGCCGGTGACGGTGAAGGTCTGCTCCGCCGTGGTCTGCGCCGCGACCGAGGCCGGGGCGAGCGAGCTGTTGTAGAGGACCAGCGGTGCGGCGGGGGCGATGCGCGCAGTGCGGATGCCGTACACCTCCGAGGCGGTCGGGGTGTAGCCCGTCCCGACCCCGAAGAACGACAGCGTCATGGTGTCCGCCGTGGCGACCGCGCTGTAGGGGATGGCTGCGTTGGTTGCAGCCGCCTGCAGCGTGGGCTTCATGACCCCGGTGACCATGTCGGTGGCGAGCACGCCCGTCAGGGTGGTGTTGCCACCCGTCACGACCGTACCCGGGCCGATCGCTCCGACCGTCCCCACATTCATGCCGTACCAGACGTCGTTGTTGGCGGCGTCGAGGCCCGGCAATGCGACCACGATGTAGGTTTCCGAGGCGGTCGGGGTGATCGCCGCGGCGGTCGCATTGGTGAAGGTGATGCCGAGCACGTTGTTCGACACCACCCGGCAGCCGCCGATATCGAGGCCGGCCTGGGCGGTCGGCTTGTTCACCTGCACCAGGGAGCCCGCAGGCAATCCGGTGACGGCGAACTGCTGCTCCACCGTAGTGTTTGCCGGCACCGCGGCCGGCGACAGGACGGCAGAGAGCTTGAGCGTCCCGAGGCCACGCAGCGCGACCACGACGTAGCCCTGCGAGGCGGTCGGCGTGATATTGCCGCCCGCTGGCGGGATGTTGTCGAAGGTGATGCCGAGCGTGTTGCCGCTCGACACCCGCACGTTGCCGTAGCCGAGGCCCGCCTGGGAGGTCGGCTTGTTGACGTAGAGCAAATCGCCGGCCGCCAGAAGCATGGTGCCTCCGGTGCCCGACTGGATCGTCAACGTCTGCTCGGCGCTGGTGCCCTGCGCGACCGCGGAGGGAGACTGCGTCGAGACATAGGTCGCAATCACGCCGGACTGCTGGCCGCGCGTCACTGCGGTCTGAGCATTGCCGCTCGTCGTAGCGCCGAGGTTCACCAAGCCGGTCGTATTTGACGCGGAGGTGCACTCCAGCCAGACCAGTTGCGGCACCCCGGTGAGGTCCCCGAACTCGCCAACGGGCGCCGTCGAGGGCGTTCCGTACATCACGGGGTTGAGCGCCGCGCCGATCAAGACCAGGACGAGGTCGCCGACCTTCATGCCGCGGGAGCCGGCGTCGGACATATAGCCCGCGGCCAGCACGGTCGCGAGACTATCCGTCGTGACGTAGGTCCACAGCAGTGGTCCCTGGTTTTCGATCGTCCCGGTGTTCAGCGCAGAGAGTTTGTTGCCATCATAAGCCATTGGTCAGGCCCTCCCCTTAGCTCGACACGTAAGCGGAGCCGTCATGCTTCATGACGACGACGCCCGTGTTCTGGAGCAGCTTCGACCCGAAGAAGCCGGAGGTGCGCGACCACGAATAATCCTGCTCCTCGTGGTACCCCGCGAGCGCCTTGAGGTCGCCGGTGTTGACGGCGTGTCCGATGGCGTTGCGGTGGTACATGAAGCAGTATTCGAGGGTCGTGCCCTTCCCGACGATGTTCGGGTGGGTGATCCAGTTGACGCCGGCCCAGCGGCGGAACCGCTTCGCCGGCATGTTGAACGGCTTGATCTCGACGTAAGCCGCCTTGGTGTATTCGGGGATCTGCATCAGGTACGCATCGAAGGCGTAGCTGATGACCCCGAACATGTTGTCCTCCTCGTCGACGTCGACGGCGTTGTTGCCGAGGATGGTCTTCGCCTTGACGACGAGGTTGAGCGACGCGGTCACCGCGGCGCCGCAAGTCTGGGTGCCGGTCTGCAGGGCCGCCAGGATGTCGGTGTCGACCTTGCGGTTGAGCACCTTGCGGGTGGTCTCCTGCATGATGCGGCGGCCGTCGCCCTGCGACGCGAAGATGTTGAACGAGGTGCGCCGGACGAGGTCGTGCCATTCGACCAGGGTGACGGTGTACTGGTTCAAATCATCGGCGCGGGCCGGGATCAGGCCGTTGACGCCGCGGGTGTTGGGGGTCGCTCCGCCGGAATCGGCGACCAGGAAGACGGCCTGGTTGCCCTTGTATTCGGCCTCGGTCAGGACCGAGTGGCGGAGGTAGCTGACCCCCTGTTCGAAGCCCATGACGGCTTCTTTGCGATACTGAACTTGGAAAGCGGTATCGGACACGTGAGTGCTCCAGGAATGAGCATCAGCGAGCCTCCTGTTCGATTGTCCGGCCTGGCCGCAGCAGTGCGGTTATCCGCGCGTGAGGCATCGGCAAGAGCCGAGCCTGAGAGCGCGGGCCGCGGTGCAGCCTTCCGGGTCTAGTTGGGTTGGCGGGGTGGGTGCGCCGGCCCCGGGCCTCTACGGTTATCCGGCTCGCGGGCGCGAAAAGGCTAACGCACGGCCCATCGGGGGAGCCCGACGGCGCGCGGGTTAATTGGGAAGCCAGCGCGCTTGAGCGCCGACAGCTCCCGTTGTCGTTTGCGATTGACCTGATACCAGCGGTGCCACTGGCCCGGTGAATACTGGCGGCGGGCGAGTTTTCGCCCGGCCGATTCAAGGCCTCTCGGGCCGCCGTACAGCCGCAGAAGTGCGCGGGCGACCGCCTCGATGCGCCTGACGAGCTTGCGATAGAGATCGCGCGTCATGCCGCCTTCCCGCCGCGCGCCGCCATCTGGTCGCGCGCATGGACAAGCTCGCGGTAGCGCGCCTGCATCCGCGCGCCGGCGTCGCCGCGCCAATACTCGGGGTTGGGCTGGCCGTTGACGTACATCTTGGCCTCGATCTGGCTGATCTCGTCGCCGATCGACTTGCCCGGGTTCGGGTCGCTTGCGGCCACCACGCTCGCCTGCGGGAACATTGAGCGCGAGAGCTCGGCCGCCCAGCGCAGGTATTCCGGCGTGTTGCCCAGCATGCGGCCGTCGAGCGTGCGGGCCGAGAGCAGGGCCACCCGGAATTCCTCCGGCATGTTCGCCTGCAGGGTCGCGACCGCGTTGATGTTCTGCTTGTAGTCGCCGGGACCCCATTCCGTCATGAGGGTTTCCATGGCGCCCTGCTTGTGGCCGCCGTCGGCTTCGGCGCGCATGCCTTCGGCGGCCGTCTGCAGCCGGTAGTACGACGCGATCGCGCGGTTCATCTCCGCCTGGCTGGCGCCGGCGGCGAACAGGTCCTTGGCGAACTCGGTGACCAGCGGCTTGTCGGCCTCGCCGATCACGACGCCGTCGGGGAGCGCCAGGCCCTTGACGTAGGCTTCGGGGGAATCGGGCAGGCCGTGCGTCTTGCGGTATTCGGCCTTCTGCTCCTCGGTGGCGCTTGCGGGGAGAGCTTCCGGCGCGACCTTGAGCTTGCCCGAGGAAACGTCGCCCTGGATCGTGCGCAGGGCCTTATAGACCCCGTTGAGGTCGGTGTACTTCTGCAGGTCCTTGAGGGCCGCCTTGTCGTCGCCGGCCAGGAGCTCGCGCCAATTGTCGGGGACCTTGCCCGCGGGCTGCGCTGCGAGCTTGGCGGGATCCGTGCCGCCGCCGGCGAGGGTCGCTCCAGCCGCGGCCGCGGCGCCGCCATCGGCGCCGCCCTGCCCTCCGGCTTGCTGCGCCCCGCCCGCTGCGCCCGCGCCTTGCCCAGCGCCTGCCGCCGCTCCGGAGCCGCCGCCCTGCCCTGCGCCAGATCCCGCGCCAGCGGCCGCCGCAGCGGCGCCCTGGCCTGCGCCTCCTCCGGTACCGCCGCCACCAGCACCAACCGCACCGGCGCCGGTACCATCATCCGGCGCATAGGTCACAAGCGAGCTCGCGCCGCCGAGAAAGCGGTTACGCAACATCGATCACCTCTTGGTCTTGGTTTTGAGAACACCGCGGCCGCGGCGCCGACGGGGCAGCCGGCTTGAAATGCGGCGATTGTGGATTTGTCCGTGGCGTCGGGCGACGCTCGGCGCGGGCGTTGATGAACTAATCAGGATTAGCTAATCCGGCGGCGGCGCCCCCTTCGGCACCGCGTGCGGCCCCTGCTCCGCCGGGAGGCCGCCCGGCATCTTCATGTCGCGGATCTGGCGCAGCGTGCGCCCGACCCAGCGTTTGCCTTCGGCAAAGTTCGTGGCGCGCTCGCCGTCCTGACCACCGGCGGTGAAGCTCATGGCGTCGACGCCGGTGATCTTTTCGAGCGCGGACCAGGCCGCCGGCAGCGTGTTGGCGATCGCCTTGACAGCGGAAATCTCGTGGGGCTCGAGCTCGACCTGATCCCAGGGCCAGCGCGGCCGCGGCGGGGTCTTCCGGGGCGCTCTCGTCACAGCACCCCTGCCCCCTGCAGCGATTGCGCCGCATCCCCGGCGCTCTGCGCCGCATTGCCGACCCGCGTCGCCACGTCAGCGCCGGTTGCGACCTGCTGCGCCGCCGCCGCAGCGGCCTTCTCCTGTTGTTTCTGCGCCTGCAGCTGCTTGACCTTGTCGGTCGAATAGAGCCACTTCGCCGGCGATCCGGTGCCCCCGAGCGCTTCGCGCGTCGCCGTGTTCATGTCGGCGTTGAGCACCACGTCGGGATCGACCTGCGCGCCCTCGACCAGGGTCTGGACGAACGCCTGGAACGCGCCGACGAGGGCCTTCTCTGCTGCCACCGTGATCGGCGTATCGAACTGCCAGTTGATATCGCGGCCGCGCAGGATCGCGGGCATGTCCCGGACCGGGCCGAAGGCGCCGCGGTCCATCATGTCCTCGAAGGTGCCTTCGCAGATCGCCGCGTTGAACTCGATCTCGACCGGCTCGAACAGAGGCAACGCGCCGCTGATGAAGTTGTCCCAGAGCTTGGACGCCTCGTAGGCGGTCATGTCCTTCGTGATCTCGGGAAACTTGATCTTGTCCAGGTACCAAGTTTTCTGGAGGTTGCGCTCCAGGCGGTCGAGTTGTTCGGCGCCGTATTTGATCCCGTCGAAGCGCAAGTCCAGCGAGCGCAGCACCTCGCCGGTGCGCTCGTCATAGTCCGCGTCGGCCTGGGTGATGCCTCCCGCATAGAGATTGACCGCGCCATTGATCGACTCCCCGACCGCGATCAAGGGCGGGAAATTTGCCATCTCCGCCGAGGTCAGCATCGAGAGCACGATCTGCTGGAGCATGCGGCCGTCGGGAAGGGCGTAAATTGCCGCCGGCGAATAGGCGTACTGCTTGCCGTACATCGTGCCGCCGGTCGCCCAGCGCGAGATCGTCACCGGCTTGGTGCGGAGCGCTATCTCCTCCATGATGGTCTCGTTCTCGCAGTCCACGTAGACCGAGACCCAGGGCTTGCCGCGGGTCTGCGCAGCGGGGAGATCGTATTCGTCGGCGCGCAGGATCATCCGCCGGCACTTGATCTCGCGGAACGCCTGCTGGTCGCGCGAGTTGGCGAGCTCCAGCACCTTGGGCGACAGCGTCCATTTCTTGCGCTCGGCGAGCTGGCGCGCCTGTGGCTTCCAGTCGAAGTGGACGTTGTTGACGGCGCCGGTCAGCCCCTGGTCCCAGGCGATGTCGCGCAGGTGCCAGGCTTGATAAAGAAAGTGCTCGTAGTCGACGATCTCGCGGGTTATGGCGGCGTTGCCGAAGGCGATGAAGTCCCCGTCGCCTTCCTTGGAGGCGCGCACGAAATTGGCGCGGGCGTCGTACATCGCGTTGCGCTGCGTGCGCGAGGCCCAGTCGAGCCACACCTTCGCGTCGCGATCGTTGTTGACGTTCTCCGAATCCGTCTTGGCGTGAAACCACTGCTGGCCGCGGGGCCGCAGCATCGTGGAGAAGGCGTCCTGCAGCTCGCGATGGCACAGCGCCGGCATGCTGGTCATCAGGAACGAGCCGAACTCCTCGGATATGTAGCGCTGCCGCGTGAAGTCCGCCCTCATCACATGGAAGTTTTCCGCCTGGACCTGCCACAGCGTCATGATGGGGTAGCGGTCGGAGAACAGCTTGTCCCCGATGCGGACGACGTCCTGGACGCGCTGGCGCATCAGTGCTCAGCCGCCTGCAAAGTTCAACGGCGGCAGCGACCCCGGCGGCCACTCCCCATCCGCCCACACGATGGTATCGAGGTCCCGCTTGCCGAGCGGCCGCTCGTCCCAGATGACCTCGCCGGTCGGCACGTCGTTGACGGTAATCGGAATGCGGCCGGGGTCCTTGCGGGCGTGGCCCTTGGCGTCGACGTAGAAGCGGTCGGGCTCGGTGCCGGTGACCGGGAGCGGCTTGGGCTCGCCACTCCCCTCGCTTGGCACAGGACGGGCAGAGGTACTTCGGTCCTCCCCAAGAAACGCCGGCATTTCCTCGACGACGCCGTAGGCGAGGTCGAACGCCATCGCCATCATCTTGAGCCAGGCGACGCGCTGTTCGGCCGGCCAGCTCGTCCCCGGTGCCGGCAGCTTGGAGATCACCGCCGCGAGCAGCGGATCGTTCTCGCCGGCAGTGCTAGCTGCAGGCTTCGAAGCGGTCTTCCCCATCAGCGCGCCCCCGCCTTGGCGCCGGCATAGGAGCCGGGGCTCGTGGTCGGTGCCGTGGTGCCACCCGCCGAGCCTGCCAGCGTGCCCGCGGCCGCCGTTCCGGCTGTGGTGAGCTGGGTCGCCGAGCGGCCGGACGAATTCGCCCTCGCCTGCGCCAGGCGCTGGGCGGCGAGGTTCTCCGGCGAGTTGAGGTCCGGCAGCGGCGGCGGCGGTTTCGGCGCCGGGATCGCCGGCGGCGTTGGCATCTTGAAGGGGTTCATTCAGGACTCCTCAGCCGGCGCATTTCGGAGTTCGTGCCCAGCACCCAGTTCATCCAGCCGTTATTCCAGCCGGACAGGATGCAGAAGTTGCGATCGAACTGGCGACGGTGGAGCGCGTGTTCGCGAGGCGGCAGGATGACATGCCAACGCTGCAGGAAGCGGATGACCGCGCCTCCGCGATGGTGGGTGTAGTAATGAGGCACCTGACACAGAGACAGAGCCGCCCCAAGGACGAGAAAAAAGACGACATGCCAGCCCAACGCGGCGCATAGCATCAGGGGAATGCCTACGACCGCCGGACTTAAATCGAACGTCATGCTGCGCGGGTGTTTGTGGTGGTTCTGAAACAAATCCAGTTGTGAGCGGACATTCCATCCGGCATCCGTCGCGGCGTGATAGATGCCGGTCAAGGCATCGGCCACGACGTAGCCGAGCAACCCTTCAAGCGCGTTCATCAAAACTCCTCGGCCGGCGGCCGGTGGGCGAGCTGGCAGCGCAGCTCCTCGGCCTCGCACTGGCGCCGCTTGCGTTCGACGGGGTCGGTCATGGCGGCGGCTTCGGCCTCCATCTCGGCGATGTCATCGAGGATGCGGTGGGTCGGGTCGGCGCGGCGGCGCTCGGCGACGATCTCGCTGTAGGGGCGCGGCGGCTCACTGGCGGAGAGGTAGGGGCGCGATCTCATCGCCTCACACTCGCCATCTGCCGTCCCCCCGTGTTCGCGACCATCGGCGTCGCCGTGCGTCCCGCACGCGCGATTCGCTCCGCTGCCTTTGCGCCTTCGGAGAGGCACATCACGGCACCATCCCCCTTGTCAGGCGACTGGCCGAGCAACTCGCGCTGTTCTTCCTTGGGCCGGACCAGGATGCCGGCATGCGTGTTCTCGTAGCGGTAGGAAGCGAGCTCGGCCTTGAGCTCAGCATCAGGAGGTAAGGCGACGACCGACCCGCCCTCCTGGCTTGGATCAAGCGCTTCGCGGAAACGCCACACCGCGGCGCTCCGTTTGTTGCGGAAGCCAAGCTTGCCGCCGCGCTGCCGCTCTGTCGTCGTCTCGACGCCGTTGAAGGCCACGACAACCACGCCGTTGTCCTTGAGCGCGATCACCGCATCGCCGCCCCAACCACCACCGAGGTCGACCACCACGGGGCAATTGCCGCGGCGATGGTAGATCACGTCTGCCGCGGTGCGCCGGCCGGTCTTATCGACCTCTCTTTTGGCGTCGAATGGGCCGAACCACCCACCGTGACGCCAGCAGATCACCCGGCGATCGCCGCCGCCTGGCGCCACGTCGACGGCCATCGCCGTCATCGGCACGCCTCTCGGCGGCTTCGGCGTCCAGCGGGCCTGGGCTGCCTCGATCCACGCTGTCGGGATCGCCTGCCAGTCGTCATCCCTTTGGCCCACCGACCAGTCGCCATCGCGGTAGGCGCGACGTAATCCGTCGGGCAGGGCCGCCAGAACCGAGCGGTAATTGGTGGCCGCGAGGTCGGGATTGTCTTCCAGCGTCGAGGGGATGAAGGACCGCGACCGCGCCATCACCGGCACAGCTTCGCCTTCGATCTCATGCGGGCCGGGACCGTCGACCTCGGTGTCGACGCCGTTGACCGTCGTGTACCACCGCAACTCGCCTGGCTTCGCCGGGTTCGGGTGATTGGGGTCGAGCCAAGGCGCCCAATACTTGAACACCCACAGGCCGGACGCGGTCGTTGGAGGATTGGTGGCACCCACTACACGGCAGCGCTGCCCCGGCTTCGCCGACCGGTTCCATCCGATGATGAATCGGTACTGGCTTTCGAGGAAGTCACAAAGCTCGTCAAAGCCGATGAAGTCGTGAGGGTCGCCCTTGAACCTCTGCTTGTCCGCTTCCTGCTCGCACCCGCGCAGCTCGATCAGGCGGCCATCCAGACGCCAGCGCTGCAATTGACCGTTGTAGCCGTTGCGGTGACCGACGATCGCTTCGACGCGCTCGACGAGCTTGACGGCGTCGCCGTTGATCCGGCGCAGCACCAGGGAACGATCGTGCGCCGTGACGGGAAGGCCGAGAAGCAGGTCACTCTTGCCTCCGCCTGCTTCTCCGCCATACAGCAACTCGTCCGCGGGCGAAAAGTACGCCGCCGTCTGCGGCCCCGGGTTTGGCACCCAGACAGCGTCGACCGCTTCGGCGAGCTCGTCGGGATGCTCGGCGCCGACCTTCTCCAGGAGCGCCTTGAACTCGGGGCTTGGATTGCCGACCTGCTTGAGCAGGTCCTCGATCAGGCTCACGCTGGCGGCTTGCCCTGCCCCGCCGTCAGCGCCTGCATCGTGGCGTCCTTGGCCTTGGAGCCGGCCGAGGAGCCGATGTGGTAGCTCACCACGTCCGAGAACTTGGCGCCGAGCGTGCCGAGCAGGATGTTGAGAATCTGCCCGGCGTTGTCCGAAAGCGTGATCGGCTTGAGCAGCAGCAGCACGCACGCGGAGATGAACCCGGCGATCACCAGGATGGAGATCAGCACCGGGCCGGACAGGCGCATGGCTTAGGCCGCCGGTGCCGCAGGCGCGGCCGGTGCCGCGGGCTGCCCAGGCGCGAGGCCTGACAGCACCCGCACCAGCTGGTCGACCTCCGCCTTGGCGCCGGCGAACGCCGCAGCCTGGGCCTTCAGTGCGGCCACCTCGGTCTCGAGCGCGGCGATCGCCGGGTCCGGTGTGGCCGGCTGGACGGGGCCCGCGGGCGCGGCCTTCGCGTCGATGCCGTCGGCAAGCGCCTGGACGAGGCGCGTCACCGAGGGCGGCAGCTCGGAGCCGTAGCCGGTCGCGTGCGACTCGGCGATCAGCTCGTCGATGGTCTGGCGAAGCATTGGGAATATCTCCTGTTTGACCTTGGGGTTACGCCGTCGTGAGCGCGGCCGAGAAGACAGTGCGCCCGGACGGCAGGATGACGCCGAGGAACGCGACCTCGTGGGCGCTGTCGGTCCAAGTGCCCGACCACAACCCGGTCGCGTTGGTGCGGCAACTGAACCGCTTCTTCGAGGTCGGGGTCGCCTCGATGATGCCGGCGGTGCCGTCGACGGCCATGCCGGTCGAACCGCCGGTGACGGCCTGAGCGACGCCGGCCGCATCGAGATAGACTCCCATCTCGAAGCTCTGGCAGTGCGAGATCGGCGTGCCGTCCGTATTGTTGAGCTGGATGGTCACCGTGCGGGGAGAGGTCTGCGAGGCCGCGATCGTGATCACCGCATCCGCGGCATTGCTGGTGATCGGGATGCCCTCCTGTGTGATGGCCCCCTTATTGTTGTAGCCGGTCCGACGCGAACCAAATTCGTTCGAAACGCGCGGCGAATCGACGGAAGCGCCGGAATAGCTCATGGCGTGATCTCCTTGTCAGATTGGGATTTGTATGGAGGTTGCCGCGGGTGACCCGTGCGGCGGCGGAGGATTGCTATTGCTGCGGCGGGGCCGGCGGCTGTACGGGCGCCTCCACCGGCACCGAGCTATCCAGCGCCACCAGTGCCCTTGCGATGATGAGATGGCAAGCCGGATCGCACAGGGACGAGAAGCGCATGAGAACCCCGGCGAGGTCTCCCGCCATGCCTCGGGTCATCTCGATGGAGAGCTTTGCGTTGGGGTTAGGACGGGCGGGCTGTTGCCCAAAAGCCGCAGGAGCCAGGAATGTGGCGAGGCAGAGGCCGAGAGACCATGATCGTGACATAGTGGGATTCAACCTTGTGGGTCTAGGGGCGGGAAAATGCGATCAGAACGGTGACGGGGCGGCGCTATCTCAACGGATCACTGCAAGGTCATTGTCGAAAACGAGTATGGTTCCTGCAGAATGACGCTTCCGGTGTAGACTGTGAGCTTGTCTCCCGGATTGAGCGGCACTGTGATCCCATCCCCGACACTCGTCACCGTCACATAGCCGAGTGACGGATAGACCCCGGTGACGACCATCCACTGCGTCGTGCCGCCGATGGACAATCCGATATAGAGGCCGGCAAAGAGATTCGCTGTGCTGTCTACCAGCGCGACGTTTGACCCGCCCTTGTAGGTCCAGTTGACGGAGAGATTTTGCCCCCATGATGCGAAGTGATGACCTGACCGGACGAACTTCGCGCCGGCCGCAGGATCGTAACTGAGTACCTGGTAGAGCGTGTCGCCATGGATCGGGTCATAGGTTCCAAGAGCTGGCAACGACCCGAGTGCAGTAAATTGCGAGGCGCTCAATCGAGGAATTGCCCACGGGGCTGGGCGGTAACCGACCGCCGGATACTGACTGTCGAGGCCACTACTGCGGCTGTAAGGCGAAGCGTCGAACGTGCCGAGCCCCTTGAAGCGTGCATTCAATCCATCAAGGCCGGGGTTGTGAACGTCGGACCATGAGCGCCAATTGGGAGCCCCAAGGTAAACGTTTCCCGAGAACGAATATCCAGCGCCCTGATGCCACGCATCGATAAGAACGTGATCGGCACCCGCCGAGCCGAAATTGCTGTCCCTTGCGCTGATCGAATAATTGCTCAGAGACATCCACGGATGAGACTGCTGTAGAAGGAACGCGGCTTCGTTTGTCGAACCCGACCCTAGGCTGCCTTGCAGCGAGCATCCCGCCGGATCGCCATTGTACCGGATGCGCTCGATCACCGATTGCTGCTGGTTTCCGGCAGGCTGGGCGGTCTGCATGTCCAGCATCGTGTAGGGGCACGGCGTCTCGATGTGAACGCCGCTCGCGTTGATGGCACCGGTCCAGATCGTCTGATCGCCACCGAGGAAAACTTGCGTTGTAGCTTGCAGTTCGGCTTGCAGATCGGTGCCCGCGACCAAATCCTGTGCGCCGAACTGCGAAACAACCCATGCCGGGAGAAGCTGAAAACTACCGACCCCGTTGGCGTAGCCCGTCAACAGCGCGGGGACCACTCCGAAGTGGGCCGTCTTGAAGGCCGCCCGATGGTAGCAGAGCGGATGAGCGAGAGTGAGCGCGGCGGTGAACGTGTACGGGCCGCTTCCCTTTCCAGAGAGCGTGGAAATCCCGGAAACCGGGGCCACGAGCAGCGGGGCACCAGGGCCGCCTTGAGAGCCCCCGCGAACATTCACATGGATGTTCTGCGGAACATAGACGGCCTTCGCTGCCGTGATGGTGGTTTGGTCGAGGTCGAGGATGAAGTTCTGCGTCGCACCGACGTAGAATCCGTAATAGGCGCCCTCGATCCAAGTCTTGTGCAGGGTCACGCTGTCGCTGAGACTATCGACGTTCGCGCCCGTCTTGATCCCGGTGTAGAAGTTTACGACGTGGACGTTCTCGATGAGCGTCTGCGTGGACCCTCCGGGGCCGCCAGCGATAGCAATGCCAATTCCGCTAGGATTGCGCTCAGCGTCACAGAATGGGTTGGTATTTGGGCCTCGAATGTTGAGCCCGGAAATCGTCATTCCGGCGCCAGTCCCAATCCACAGCGCAGGAGCGGCTTCGCTATTGGGGCATAGCCATGAACCGTGATTGATATTTCCTGCCAGTCCAGCGCCTACCCAGCGCAACGAGAACCCAAAGATTGTTGGGGCCTGTAGATTGGCCCGCAAGTTTCCAGGCGCATCCATGTAGAGCGGCGGCGTATACGAACAGCAGGCGCCCGTGGCAGGAAAATTGATCTCCAGCGCGCCGTGTTCGTAAGCGTAGTCGTTCGCCCCCTGGATCGCGGCAGCGTCGTCGGTGTGCCCGTCGCACTTCGCGCCCCAGTGCATGACGTTGATATTGCGGCAAAACGAGATCGCAGCGCCCGGCAGATTGGGACAACTACCGTCGATCGGTCCCGGAGCGGATGCGCCAGCAATCGCGATGCCGGCGATCGTCGCAATTAGAGCGGCGCGAATCATGCCCTTGTCATCCCCGCGCTGCGCGAAGCTGTTCGATCTGACCCTTCAATTCCTTGATGCTATTGACCAGCACCGGCACGAGCCCAGCCCAATCCACCGAATTTGGCCGTCCTTCGGGATCAAGCCCGACGAGATCGGGAATTACCCCATACATCTGCTCGGCAGTGAATCCATACAGCTTGCGAGACGGATCGCCATACCCAGGCTTATAGTGATAAGTGATCGTGTCCAGCCTCATGAGGTCGGAGAGGCCCGATGAGAGCGGAGCAATCGCGTCCTTGAACCGAATGCTCGATGTGCCAAGGCAAATTCCAGCGGTGCCAGAGCCAAAATAGTATTGGTGGCTGGTCGTGTCCTCACAGACCGTCGCGTCGGTATGCGTCGCGTCGGTCGTGATGCCGGTGTGGATGAGAGCGCCTCCGGCCGTGATATTGAGCGTACCTGTATTGAGTCCAGTCCCTCCGCTTAGAACCATGACACCAAATGCGGCTTGTGCTCCAAATGTCCAGCCGGACCCGTTCGTAATACCATAGTCCAGCTTGGTCCCGTTGGCGCAAACGGCGATGTTAGTTCCGGTGGAGTAAAAGCCCTGGACATTGGCACCAATCGCGAGACCGAGGTTCCCCGCTGAACAAGCCGTGCCGCCGCCTGTTATCAATCCCGCCGGCAGCGTCGACGATATGCTCGGCACCCCTCCCGCAGAGGTGACCAAAACACCGGAGTTGGCGGTGGCAAGGGACTTTACGACCGAGCCGTCCGAATAGAGGAGGCCATTGGCATTGCAGGAGGTGCAGGTGGTGACGTCCTTGGTGATGCCGGAGGAGCCGGTGCCGGGATTCGTCGGCACGTTTGGCCCGACGTCAGGCGGAAACTGCGCCAGCGTCGGCGAGGCGAAGACGGCGGCGCCGATCGCCAGCGCGGCCGCGACGGCGCGGACCAGGGTCATCATCGGTAGAAGCTCACATTCACGACCGCCGTCCCGGACTGGGAGACCAGTTTCACCTTGCTGAAGTCGGTCGCGAGGATTTCGGCGCTCGCGGCCGCGACCGGCTGGCCATACGAAGTCGTCGGGGTCTGCCCGTCGTCGAGCCAGCGGATGCCGTTGGTCTCCACGCTGACCAGCGCCCACCGCTCGGTGCCGTCGCGCGTGTAGGGCACGCTCGCGGCCGCGAGCAGCGCATCCAGCGTCTGCACGGTGGTGACGCTGAGCTGCGCATAGCCACGCGGCGAGGCCTTGTAGACCGACGAGCACACGACGGGATGGCTCTGGACATCTACGCTCATGGCTTGTCCTTCTTGTTCGCCGCCCGGTGCAGCAGGTAGGCGATCCGCCGCGCCCGCTCGGTGTCGTTGAGTTCCTTGGTCTCGATCGGGCCGCCGTCCTTGCCGGCGTGCTCGTGAGCCTGGACGTCGCGCCAACGGTCGCGCTGCCGGTTCTTGAGCCAGAAGATCGCGGCCGTGGTGTCGGGCGGCACGTGCTCGCGGTGCGGCACGATCACCGGCGTGCGCGAGTCCTTCGGCAGGAAGATCTTGACGGCGTCGAAGGTGTAGCCGACGGCACGGTTGTAGAGGCTGCGCTCGACCCGGGCGTCGGCCGCATCCTTGCTGGCCTTTAGGGCGTCAAAAAACTCTGCGTGCCGGACTTTCCAGTTCGCGATCGTGGTGATCGAAACACCGAAGAAGTCGGCTAGGTCGGCATCGGTTGCGCCCAATTCGCAGAGCTTTTTGGCCTGGGCGGCGAATTCCGGCTTGTAGGCGCTCGGCCGGCCCGAACCCTTTTTGCGGCCAGCGTTTTTTCGCGCGCCGCCGCGTCCGGATTTGATTTTCTTTGATTTGGCCGGCATCAGGTCTCGTCGAGCACCGCGCTGATCAGCTGGTCATCGAGCACCCGCTCGAGCAGCCGGGCCGCCAACTGGCAGGGATGCTGGCCGCGCTCGAGCGCGGCGCGATTGAGGATGGCGAGCGCGCCAGGCGAGAGCCACGGATAGACCGGCTTGTAGCCGGAGCGGCGCTGGGCGCTCTCGATCGCGGGCATTCGATCCCCCACGAGAAAGCCCCGCCATTCCTGACGGGGCTTGGGAATCCACAGAACGAGGAGACGTCGAAGATTTACCGCTTGGCCTTGGCCTTCGTGGTCTTCTTCGCGCTCGTCTTGGCGCGCGCCGGCTTCGCCTTCGCGGTCGCCTTCGTCTTGGGTTTTGCTTTTGCGGCCATGTGGCCTCTCCTTGTGAGCGCCGCTCGATGTGCGGCAGATCGCAAGGAAGATCAGATTTGCGGCGTCGGTGCAATCGCCGGGTGTTGTCCCTCGCGCAGCACGTGGGCGTCGGCGCCGCCCCAGCGGAAGAGATATTCGACGGCGCCGCGATATTTGGGGTTGTCGAGGATGTAGGCGATGCCGGATCCGCGCCAGGCCTTGCCGCGCCGCGTCATGATCGCCTGGCCGTTGAGCGTCGCCGCGATCGCCTCGTAGGAGAGACCTTCGCCGCGCAGCGTAAACACGCGCTTCACCACCAGGGCCTCGGCCTCGTCGATCGCCAGGCCGCCGCCGCGATCGCGCCGGTAGCCATACGGCGTCGCGCCGCCGGCGAACCCGCCCTCCCCCGCCTTCTCGCGCCGGCCGGCGAAGGTGCGCTCGGTGATCGCCTGGCGCTCTTGCTCGGCCATGCCGGCAAGCACGGCGAAGATGGTCCTTCCCATCGGCGTGGACGTGTCGATCGGCTCGGTGACCGAGCGGATGACTATGTCGTGGTGCTCGGCGAGCTCGTTGACGGTGGTGACGGCGTAAAGCAGCTGCCGCGCCAGACGGTCGAATTTCCACACCAGCAGCACTGAGGTCCCGTCGCTCGAGCGCAGCAGCTCGGAGAAGCCGGGGCGATCGGCCGGACGTACGCTTCCCGAGATCCCGGGATCCGCGAAAATACCGCCGAGGGCGTAGCCCTGGGAATCGGCGAAGGCGCGAATCGCGCGCTCCTGCGCTTCAAGGCCGTGGCCGTGCGCCGCCTGCTCATCCGTCGACACCCGCACATAGCCGACCGCCCGGTCGGCGATCGCCGCCTTGGCTTCCGCCCGAACCTCGCCCTTGGCCTTGAGCCGGGCGACCCGGCGGGAGCTATGCACTCACGGCACCTCGACGGGCCCAGGATTTCTCGGGAGAATTCGTGCCGCCGGCGGCGGTACATCCGCGCGCGCCGGCAGCTTCGTTGACTTAAAAAGTCAACAATGGTGATGGTTCCAATCTGACGCGCCAACCGGGGGAACCATGTCGATCGCCACCGCAACCGCCGAAGCACCCGCCACCCGCTTCGCCAAAGACCAGCTCAAGGCCATCGTCGAGCGCATCGAGCGCCTCGAGGAGGAGAAGAAGGGAATCGCCGACGACATCAAGGACGTCTATGCGGAGGCGAAGGGCAACGGCTACGACGTCAAGGCGCTGCGCGCCATCATCCGCCTGCGCAAGCAGGACAAGCAGGAGCGCGAGGAGCACGAGGCGATTCTCGATACCTACATGCAGGCGCTGGGGATGATCTGAAAAGCGGCAGCACTCCGCGGTGGCGAGCCGGGTGGCTCCTGCGGTGGTGCTCGAGGTGGCTGCTCGCGTGGTGGTCTTGGGCCTTCAGGCGTGGCGGGCGTCGGCGACCGACACGTCGATCCGGTAGCTTCCGATTATAAGCTTGAGCCGCGCCGAGGCGTCAATGTCCTGCAGCGTCACATCCGGGGCGGCCTCGACGATTCCCGTCTGCATGGTAAACGCGCCGTTGGTGACCTCGACCTTGTCGCCGCGGCGGAAGATGAATTCTTTCGGGGTCGCGCCGGGGATCACGCCGTCGATCTCGCGCTCGCGCAGCTGGTCGACCACGACGCCCGGGAGCCACCGCGGGCCGCCGCCATCCCCCTCGAGGAAGCCGATCACACCGGGGTGATCTGCGAGCCTGGCGACGTCAACCGGGCCGCGGGGAGAGGCGAACACCCAGTACGGCAGGAATGGAACCACCCGCGGCCGCACGATCCGCGAGTCCGAGGCGCGCTGCGCGCGTGACATCTGCCGTTTCGGTACCGGCCGCTGCTCGCGGATCATCGGATAATAGATCGTGTAGCCGACCTCCCTCAGGTGATCGAGCCACGTCTCCATTCGTTGCGGCGGATCGCGGGGCTTTTCCCGGTGCGCCATACGGATGGTGCGCACCAGCAGCCAGCGCTTGCCCGCCGCGGCTGTCAGGGGCGATATCATCCGGCCAACAACTGACGGGATGCAGTCTCGAAATCGGCGGGCCGCGCTATGGGCCGCCAAGGATCATGGTGGTCCTGCGGCTGGCCGTTCACCTTCCCGCGGTTCTCGGTAAAAGCCCCGCTCATGCTGCATCTCCCGTTTCCGCCGACCCCGCGATCGGCGCCACCGGCCCCCACGAGAACAGGATCCCCGCCTCGATCGTGATCCAGCCCGAGTCCCTGCCCCAGGGGCCGCTGATCGCCACCGGGATGGAGTCGCGGACATAGCGGCCCTTGGCGAGCACCTTGAGGAACAGCTGCGCCTGGTCGATGACCTGCTTGCGGTCGGGCCCGTCGATGGTGACCAGCCCCCCGCGCTCGACCCGGAGCACGCAGCCATGGATGCACGGCTGATGCCGGCCGACCGGGGCCAGCAGCACCAGCGAGGCCGGCAGCCGGAAGGTCAGCCGCGGCAAGGGCGGCGGTTCGGGGAACGCGGACATGAGGACACCCCCGTACCCTCTTACGGGGGTTCATGTTTTCGGGGGGTTAACGGAGATCCTTTGCGACCCCGACGATTGCCGCCCGCCGGATGGGGAACGCATGCCGAATCCCTGCCGCCTCCAGCCGGGCCCGGCACTCCTCCAGGTGCACCTCCTCGCCGATGGCCTCGATCAGCCACTTCTGGCCCGGGTAGAGGTTCGAGGTGTTGGTTGAATAATTGGGGAAGTCGACGAGCGCGCCGACCTTCAGCAGACCCCGGATAAGCCGCTCATGGTGGGCGAGCTCCTCGAGGAGCGCCGCAGCGGCGACGGCGCGGTCATTGCGCTCTCGCAGCTCATGGAGCGCCGAAAGGCTGTGATGACCCCATGAGCCCGCCCGTCGCAGGGCGACCGCCTCTGCCAGCGCGATGTCCCGGATGTCCGCCGCCATGGCGGCGAAGCTCGGCTCCATCCCCGCAATTCCTCCAGCGGAGCCGCAGATGTACCACTGAAATATGAAACAAATCAAACCGGTGACTTCGTTCCCTCATCCGGCTTTTGAGCGGGAGACTGCATCACGGCGACCAGCGTCGTGGGGCTGTAGCCCTGCCGCGCGCGGTCCTCGGAGCGCCAGGACCCTGTCGCCGGCCAGTAGAGGAACACCATCTCCTTGCCAGCGGCGGTGACACGCCAGCAGCGGGCATCGGCCTTGTCGATCGAGAGCCCTGCCGCCAAGAGGATCGACTCGCCCGCCGACGCCACACCCCGCGCCAGGCGCGCGGCCCCATTGATTGCAGGATTGCTCATGTTGCCTCGCCCTCTGATGCGACTCGCCCGATCTTCTCGCGGAGATCGTCGAGCGCCCTCTGTATCATGAGGACGCCGGTTCGCAGCTCTGCGGCGGGCGCCGCGGTTTCCGACGCCGGCACTTCGTAGGTTCGCACCCGCAACCCGCAGGAGGAGCAGCGCCGTCGCCGCCGGACCGCAGGGACGTTGCGGAGCAGGGTTGGGCGGCTGTCGAGCGTCCGCATCGTGCCGCCACAGATGCAACGATACATGGCGCCTCCTAGCCTTCGGCTGCGCGGACCAGCTGCCACTCGCCGCACCACTCGCCCGCCATCGTCTCCGGGAAGAACCCCGTAAACGCCGACGTGGTGCCGTCGATCGAATCGGCCAAATGGCTGTCCGGCAAAAAACGTGGCGGATAGCGGTGGCACGCGCCGATCTCGCCCGGCGATCGATCGTCCTCGGCGTCGACCTGCCAAAACCGGCACGTTTCGCACCGCGGTTGATCGCCCCGCGGGACGATACGACGGCCCCTGAATTTCACCACGTTCTCGCTCACGAACTTCCCGCCTTTCTGCCCACCGCCGTCGCCCCGAACGGAAGCTTCGAACCGAACACCGCTTCGGCCGCAATCTCGGCGACCCGCTGGTCGACCACGTTGATGAAAGCCGCACCCTGCAGGTTGTGCTGGTCGACGTCGGCGAGCACGCGCGCAAGCCCGTGGCCGTCGGGAATCTGCATGAGCCAGCGGCTGATCTGCGCGCGCGCCTGCAGCGCGTTGACGCCCGTGCGCGTCACCACGAGCTCGGTGCCGTGGACATAGAGGCTGAGGTTCAGATCCTCGTCTCCGGACGATCTGGCCAGACCCTCGACAGAACCGGCACTTGCTTTGCTCGAATGCCCTTGGGCCGAGCCGCAAACCGCAGCGGCGCTTGGCTCCAAGAGAGTCTTAAAATCCTTAGATTCTTTCTTTTGATTATGATTGTAGGCTCCAAGCAACTGCTTGGAGGCTTCTTGAGCAATACCCACTTTGTGTGTTTTCAATAGGTTATTTGAATTCAAAGGCACCTCAGGTTTTCGATTCCTGACGTTGACAGCTTTGACGGCTTTTGCCCTCCGCTCACGAGTTATCAACAGGGTTGTCAACATCGACCGGCTCGACACCATTCCGCCGGCGACGGTGAGCAGCGCGAGGACCGCCGGCGCGATCTTGCCCCACCGGCTGCCGGCCCGGGCGATGCGCGCGATCTGTTTGCCGTCGTCGGCCAGGTAGCCGCCCGATTTCCACAGCGCCCACTTGAGCCGCATCAGGGCGCCGAGTTCCTCGTTGGTGAGGTGCGCCGTCTCGGCGATCTCGTCATTGACGTTGACCGGCATGTAAGGAAGCTCGCTCATGCGGCCGCCTCGAGCGCGCATTCGGCGCACAGGTGCCGGGCCCGCAGCTCGCGCAGCGGATCGATCCGCCCCCTCCCCGCCGTCCGCTCCCCGGTGCGCCAGCCCCGCCTCTCCGCGCATTGGAGAAGCTCCTTGAGGCTGGCGCACCCGGTGAACCGTTGCCACTGGCCGCAGGCGGCGCACGACACAACGAAAGTGTTGGGGCGACCGCGCACGGGTTCGATCATGCGGCGGCTCCCGGCGCCGGCATGTCACTTTTTTCGTCCTCATTGGAGGGAGGAGAAATGGACACCACCGGATCGAACTTGCCGGCCTCGAGGCCCCAGCTCGTCCAGCCCGGCCGGTTCTGGCGGGAGAACAGCTCGAGCCGGCGCGCGCCGGGCAGGTAGCGCTCGCACCAGGCGAAGGCCTCCCCGGGCTTGCGCGAGTGCTCGCGGGCGAGGCCCTCGATCAGGTTGCGCTCGGCGCGGCTCGTATTGGGCGAGCCCATGATGCCCAGCAGGAACGGCTCGCAGGACGAGCGCGCGCGGTAGCCGGTGCCGAAGCTCGTCTTGCCGGTCACGGTGCGCTTGTGCCAGGCGCCGCCGGTGACGTAGCGGAAGCCCCATGCCCGCATCACCGCGCCGATCGGCGAGCGCGAAGCGTTGCCGTTGGCGTAGTGGCACTCCGGATCGCCGCCGTCGAGCAGCAGCGGCCAGGTCGACCACAGGAACAGCACGCAGTCCTTGGCGGCGAGAGAGCCCACCGGCAGCGCCGCGATCTCGGCGAAGGACATGGCGCCGTAGTGGCGGGCATAGCTCTTGGCCTCGCCCTTCTCCGAGCGGAGCTTATAGGGCCACGGCGGATCAATCATGACCAGGTCGAAGGCGAACAGCGGCAGGTCGGCGAACGCCTCTGGTCCCGCACCCATGGCGCCCTACCGCAGCGTGACGCGGATGGCCCCGCCTGGTTGTCGCATGACAGGAGAATCCAGGCGGGGCCGTGACGGCGGTGGGGGTGGCGCCGTCATTTCGCCGGCGTCGTCTTCCGGCGAACGGAAATCACGGGAGGGCATCCCGACCAGCGCGATCGCAAACACGATGGCGAGGGCGCCGAGCGTCGCGACGACGGCGATCGCCACCGACCAGGCGACGTCGGCGGGGCTGATGGGGTCGCGGCGCGGGCTGCCGTCGGGATTGAAGCGGCTTCCTTCCATCACACGAGCCTCGCGAGCGTGCCGAGCAGAAGGCCCACGACGGCCATCCAGGCGAGGTCTTCGGATGTGACGGGGCGCGGCTTCACAGCGCGAGCTCCATCTGCGGCTCGGCGCCGGCGTCCGCGACGGCCTCGATCATTTCGTCGCCCACCGGGGCCTTGCCGGCGAGCTCGTCGAGATGGAGCGCGAGCGCGTCGGCGACGACGTCGAGCGGGTTCTCGCGGCAGATGCGGCAGTGGAGGAGGAGGTCCTCGCGCAGCGCCCGCGGCAGGAACGAAAGATCAGGATTGTTTGGATCGGCCCGGCGGATCGCCATGGCGGTGTGCCCCGTGCGAGAGAAAGACGACGACGCAACGCACGCAACACCGGCAACTTATGCACACCAATCCACAGGACGGCTGTGGACGGATTCGACTCTGACTACGCGGTTACCGCAGGATGGAGCCCGGGGGACGAGGACCGCCGATGGCGCCACACAACATCCCCTGGTTCGAGCGCGACGATTTCGAAGCGATGCGACGCTTGCTTCCCGACATGCCGGAATTTGCCGGGACCTTCGAAGATTGGCTTCAGGGCGCCGACCAGCGCGTCGCGGAATTCGAGGCGCGCGGCGACCGTGTCGTGAAAGTAATCGTGAAACCGAAGGACTATGTCGAATGGTGCGCCAGATGCGGCCTTGACTATGACTTCGCAAGTCTCGGCGCGTTCGTCGTCTCCCGGAATCGCGATTAGCCAGATGTCGAAGGGGCCCACTTCGGACTCGACCCATAGTCGCATCAGCGCATTGGCCCGCTCGGCGATGTGCTCGAACTTCGTCCGCGAGAGTGCGCGACTGGCCAGCGAGCGCGCCGGTGCGGGTACCGGCGCGCACGAACTGGCGAGGGCCGCGGAGCCCAGCGTGAACGCTTTGCGCCGGGAGATCATGCGGCGGCGCTCCGCTTGCGGCGGGGGAAACGCTCAGGAGGATTCCAGTGGAAACCTGGAACAGAGAACAATTCTGGGCCGAGCTGGACGCTCTTCCGGAGGTGACCGTCAAGGAGAGGATTGCGACCGGCTTCTACGGCGATGGCGGCCCGAGGCGCGAGCTTGCCGAGCTGTGGCTGCGCTCCAAAGAGGAGGAGCGCTCCAGGGCCACAACCTTGGCCCAGGCCTCCTCGGTGGAACGCCAAGCCTCCGCCGCCGAAGTCCAGGCCTCTGCTGCAGAGCGCGCGCTGAAATACGCGAGGACCGCGAATATCATCGCTGCCACCGCGCTTGTAGCGGCGATGATGTCCCTCGCAACCTCGATCGCTTCGCTCATCGTGAGCCTCAGGAAGTAGAGAGATCATGCGGCGGCGCTCCGCGCCTTGTCTCGCGCCAACCGAGCCACATCGACGCCGGAAATACCCTTCCGGCGCGCCAACTCTTCAAGAGGAGCCCAGTACTTAGCGGGGATTGAACCCCGACTTTTCCACGAGCCAACGACCGACGGGCTGAGCTTGAATGCGGCTGCAACCGCACTCGGCCCACCGAAAGCATCGAGAATCTCAGAGACCGTCTTCATCGCGGGCACGCTACGCATTCAGCGTAACGATGTCAACGCCTATTGCGTAACGCAAAATGCGATGAACAGGTCATGGCGACTGACGGCAAGATTGCGAAGCGGTTAATTTGGGCTAGGGAGTACCACGGCCTCTACACAACCCCCACCGACGCAGCCAATGCCTTCGGCTGGAATCGCTCCACCTACTCCGGCCATGAAAATGGCGATCGAAACCCGAGCAGGGCAGCGGCGAAAAAGTACGCAAAGCGCTATGGCGTGAGGTGGGAGTGGCTGCTTGAAGGCGAAGGTTTACCGACCGTGAAACCTCTTGTTCCGATTGTCGGAAATGTGTCTGCTGGGGCGCAAATCATTTTTATGACAGGAACCGGCAGCATCGGAATGGTCGAGTCGCCACCCAGCGGAAATGAGAACACAAAGGCGCTGGAGGTCGAGGGGGCTTCCATGCGCGGGATCGCCGACAGTGGTTGGCTGATTTACTTTGACGACGAACGACGGCCACCCAATGCCGATCTGCTCGGCAGAATATGCATCGTCGAGATCGAGGGCGGCCAGGTTCTGGTGCGTAGGCTTCAGCCGGGCCGCGATGATGAGCACTGGGATCTCGAACTGCCGCCGGAGCCCACCATTCGTGACGCCAAGGTAATTTGGGCCGCGCGGGTGACCTGGATCAAGCCGCGCTAGGTCGCAAAAATTAAACGACGACCAATCAACAGAGCCGTCACCATTCCTGCTATAGTCAAGACACTCCACAAAGCTGCGACCCCGGTCGCCTGAGTAAAGAGGCGACAGCGCGAAAGCAGTTCCGGGCCGCGTCCGACCAATACCACACAATCTGACTCTCTCTGATCAATCGAGCGCTTCACGAAATCGGCCGCCGGCTGATTGTTGACGCCGACGAAGCGAAGATAATGCTCTTCATACCTAGACCCCTTGATCGCATCCCACGCCTTGAAATTCGGGTCTACGCGCGTGAGATCGAAGGGCAATGGCGGGTCCTCCAGCAGCCAGGAATGAAACACACCCACAGCCGTCCCCAACGCAAGCACAATCGCGAGCGTCGACAACGCCAGCCGTAGACTAAGTTTGCGGAACGCGTAGGCCACGAAGATCCCAAGAGCGATACCGGGCAGAAAAATCAAGGGGTCGAGCGCGGATGCTATGAGGCTGAACCCGAAGGCGTTCATCACAATCCTCCGCCCCTGAAAATATTCCCAGCGAAAATATATCGCAACGGATTACGCATTTTGCGTTGACATGATTACGCACAATGCGTAACGTCTCCCCCGTCGCACAGGGGAGTCGTCCAATGTCGTCACACACCCAACCCATCTTTTCCACCAATGACAACCGCCCTGCCACCGTGCAGGCGGCCCATGCCCACCTCGCCGAGCGCATCGGCGAGAACAAGCCGCGCTACCTGCCGGCGTCACACGTCGCCGATGCCGATGATTTCGAGGAGCTCGCCCGGCATCTCAGGGGCATCCTGATCCCGGTCGCCGACTACGTCCGCACGTCGTTGAAGGACATCGAGGCCCAGGCCAACGTCCGCATCGACGTCGGCTGTCTCGAGCGAATCATGGATGACGCCACGGCAGAGATCCTGGGGTCGGTTACGAACGCGGCCGATGACGTGCGTGATTACGGGAGGGCCGCCTGAATGCCGCGCCCTTCCAACGGATACCGCAACGCCGCCGGCGAGACCGTCCCCGGCACCAACGACATCACCAGCCGTTTCCAGAGCCCCGAGGGCCTCTACCGCTGGTTCTACAACAACGGCAAGAACGGCCTGCCCTTCCGTCCCGAGGCTGCGATCAACATCGGCTCCGCCGTCCACAAGATGGCCGAGCTGGACCTGATCGGCGCGCCCGATCGCGAGATCGAGGCGAGCCTGCACAGCTACCTCTCCGCGCCCAATCACCTGGAGATGGCAAACAACGCCTTCCGCGCTTTCCGCGCCTGGCGCGAGCAGAACCGCGTCCGCGTGCTCGGCCAGGAGACCTCGATCGTCTCCGAGCGCCACCAGTACGGCGGCACGCCCGACCTCGTCGCCATCATCAACAACACGATCGGCATCCTGGACTTCAAGACCTCAGCAAAGGGCGAGATCTACGACAACATGAAGATCGCGCTCTCGGCCCACGCCAATTTGTGGAACGAGGCCAATCCCAAGATGACGGTCGACACCTACCACCTGATCGTGCTGCCGAAGGACGGCGGCGTGTTCAAGCACCACGCGTTCGACAGCCTCGCGCGGGAATGGGAGATGTTCCTTCTGCAGCGGCAGCTCTACGAGTTCGAGAAGCCGACCAAGAAGCCGCCGGCGCCGAGCGTGGCGAAGGCCGGCGCGGCCGCGGCTGCTGATCGGCCCGCGAAGCCCCGCGTCCGGGTGAAGGTCCAGTCCGTGCCCTCGCTCACCATGGCCGAGATGCTGCGCGCCTACGGCCATATCGGGGGAGCCGCGGCATGAACGTCATCGCCATCGCTGCGATCCGCCCTCCCAAGGAGGGCAAGAAGGTCGCGACCGTCGTCGCCGATGACGGCCGCGCCTTCGAGATCTGGCCCGAGAAGGCCGCGCCCCTCAAGGTCGGGGAGCGCTACGACATCGAGGTCGAGACCCGCGAGTTTCAGGGCCGGCCGATCCGCAAGATCGTCAAGGCGAAGCCGGCGCCGGCACAGGCGGCGAACGGCAACGCCAATGGTCCCGCCGACACCACGCCGGCGCCGGTGCCACCACCGGCGGCCGACGCGGAGCTGCGGTTCGTGTCGGCGACGCTCAACGCCTTCATCGCCGCGGGCAAGGTCGGCCTCGACGCCCGCGAGCTGGGCCAGGCGACGCAGCTGTTGCGGATGCTGTGGAGCCACACGTTCGGCGCCGCCGGCGCGCGGCACTGAGAGGCGAACCGATGCTCCGCGCCTTCTCTCCCAAGACCAAGCTCGAAGCCTTCAAGCGTGCCGGCGGTCGTTGTTCCGTGTGTACAGCCAAGCTGTTTCCGGGGAACTGCGAATATGACCACGGCCTTGCTCATGGACTGGGCGGCAATAGCGATCTCGATAATTGCTTTCCTGTGTGTCGAGCATGCCACCGCACGAAGACGGCTGCGGACCTGGGAAAGATCGCGCGGGCGAGGCGCCGTGAGCGCTTCCACGCCAGCATCAAACGGCCACGCACGATCTGTGCGTGGCGGCGCTTCGACGGATCGCCCGTCTATGCGCCGCGGGAGAGGTGAGGAGCCATGACGTCCCTTCTCTGGTTCCTCCTCGGCACCATGGCGGGCGCGCCTGTCGGCTTCCTGCTGTGCGCCGCGTTCACCGCCGGCAAGCGCGCCGACGAGGCGCCGATCGACAAGCCCACGGGAGCAACACCATGACCACCGATTTCGCGGGGGAAGACGTGGCAATGCGCATCAACGAGCACACGGTGGCGGAGACCGCCGAAGCCCCGATCTTTTCCGGTCTCGTCGCCGTCGTCCAGTATCGCCGCAAGGACGACGGTATCGCTTGGCACACAATAGCCGCCTTTGATCAGCGGGGCGTGGCCGAGAGATATGCAGACAACTGCGGCAAGGGTGACATGCCTTGGGAATATCGCGTTGTCGATGTGCCGGAGGCGCAGCCGTGACTTGCGACATTTGGAAAACCATCGGACCGCTCGCGCGTGCGGCTGGCGCCGCGGACAGTCCTGCGGCGTCGTTTAACACGGGCGACGTTGAAGCAGGCCTGCGGCGCGGGCTTGAGCCTGACCTCCGGGCCCGCGCCGACCTTTCGAACAACTTCGCGGCGAAATACGGCGCCGTCGCGGAGTTGCGGCCCTGGCCGACGTTCTCCCCGGCCAGGGCCGATCACCCCAGCGCCGCTGTGCACATGACCGGCCTCGGTCCGCCCGAGGACTGGAGCGAACCAGCGATCCGCCGCCGCGCCCTGGAGAGCCTGCAGCCATGAACATCATCGATTGGGCCGCCCTCGCCCAGGGCGCCGTCTATGCGAGCCAGGCTGCGGCTGGGCTGCTTGTCATCCTGGTCGTGGTCGAAGCGGTGTGGAGGGGATGATGCACATTCTCGGCCGCCGATCGCCCGACCTCCGCACCTGCCGCGGCTGCGGCTGCGACGACACCCATGCCTGCATCGAGGGATGTTCCTGGGTGCTGCTCGACATCGACACGCCCACGGGGGTCTGCAGCGTATGCGCGGAGGCGGTCGGGTGGGATCCGCGGGTGCTGGCACAGGTGCAGCCGGGCGATCTGGAAATGGTGGAGGGCGCCTGATGGGAGACATGCTCGACCTCATGAACATGGAGCGCGCGCTGACCCCGCAGGAGCGCCGCAAACTCGCGTCGTTCAAGGCCAGGAAGACCGGACTGCATGCCATGCCGCCGGGCACCGGGCCCGAGGGCGAGACGTGCGGATCGTGCGCGCATCTGTATCGCAAGCAGAGGGCGAAGACGTACCTCAAGTGCGCGTTGACGCGCGCGTTTTGGACGGGCGGCGGCGGGACCGATGTGAGGAAGCGCGATCCCGCCTGCAGCAAATGGGAGGCGCAATCCTCATGAAGATCACCATCGAGTCCACCGCCAAGATCGTCACCTTGATCCAGGGCCGAAGCGAGATTCAAGCCCGCGTCTGGCAGGGCCACACCGAGAGCGGCATCCCGGTGCAGTGCTTCGTCACCCGCATCGCCCCGGAAATCCCCAAGACCGACCCGCGCATCGACGAGCTGACCGTCGAGTTCGAGCGCGACCTCAAGCGCCAGGCCGACCCGCGCATCACCGTCGACGCGATCCCGCTGCGCTTCATCATCTGAGGAATTAAGAACATGCATTCAGACAAGATTTTCATCCAGGTTGATGGCGCGCGCGTGTCTCTCTCCGCGTTTGCGGCGATGGACAAGTCCAAGATCAGGACCGTGGACGCGCGCGGCTGCACCGCCCTCACCGAGCTCAAGGCCGATGCGGCGAAGTACGTGTACGCGAGCGGCTGCACCGCCCTCACCGAGCTCAAGGCCGATGCGGCGAAGACCGTGGACGCGCGCGGCTGCACCGCCCTCACCGAGCTCAAGGCCGATGCGGCGAAGTACGTGTACGCGAGCGGCTGCACCGCCCTCACCGAGCTCAAGGCCGATGCGGCGAAGACCGTGGACGCGCGCGGCTGCACCGCCCTCACCGAGCTCAAGGCCGATGCGGCGAAGTACGTGTACGCGCGCGGCTGCACCGCCCTCACCGAGCTCAAGGCCGATGCGGCGGAGTACGTGGACGCGCGCGGCTGCACCGCCCTCACCGAGCTCAAGGCCGATGCGGCGAAGACCGTGGACGCGCGCGGCTGC